TCATTTAAAAATCTCCACTTTTGCAAGCTGGGACGTATTTGGGACGCAAGTGCCAAAAATAGTATCTATTTGCTTTGCGTGTTCAGTTAAATGATTAGGTGCTAAGTGTGCATATCTTCTCACCATATCAACGGACTCCCAGCCTCCCATTTCTTGTAAAACTGAAAGCGGGACACCGGACTGAATTAACCAGCTCGCCCATGTGTGCCGCAAATCATGAAAGCGGAAGTTTTCTATTCCCGCTCTTTTGAGTGCGGCTCTCCATGCTGTGTTAGAATCAACTCTCATTTTTCTAACGCTTGGCGTTAATGTTCCGTCCGGTCTCTTTTTTGATTCAGTGTGAACAAATACCCACTTGTTGTGATTGCCTATCTGCTCCTTGAGAACTTGGCAGGACGTATCATTCAAAGCGACCCCAATCGCTTGTCCAGATTTACTGTCCTCTGGATTTATCCACGCGACTTTTCTTTGCATATCAATCTGATTCCACTCTAAATTGATAATGTTGGAGCGTCGCAGGCCAGTTGAAATAGCAAATATAACAACGGATTTGAGTGGCTCAGGGCATTCGCGGATCAGCCTTTTTGCTTCGTGATGCTCTAGCCACCGAACCCGTTTTTCTCTCACTGTTGGTACTTTAATTACTGGTGACTTTTCTAGCCACTTCCATTCTCGCTCAGCAGTACGTAGCAATGATTTCATTATCGCTAGATGCTTTGCCTTTGTGGCTGTTGTCACTTGAGCTTCGGAGTAGGCAGGGATTTCCTTTCCCTTGCGCTTTGCTGCTTCAGCTTGCTTTTCCCACCGTTCTCTAACTTTTCTGTTTCTCATCTTGCTTACAGCTGCATAAATTTTTGCTTCTGTAATATCTTTTAGCTTCACACCTTCGAAGTGGTCTAACCAAAAGGAAAGCCGACCTTTATCATCATCTAATGATTTTTTATCAGCTTTCTCCTCTATCCAGCGGACGATTGCTTCCTCGAATGTGACATCCGGAAAATCACCGAGCTTTTCTATGCGCCACAGTTCAGACTTTCGTTTGTCGTGTAGCTCCTGTGCTTGCTTCTTGTTCGTTGTGCCAAGAGACTCCTTGATGCGCTTGCCGCTTGGCGTCGTGTAGTCCCCGTACCAGATCTTTCCTCTTTGGAATATTGACATAGTTTCCTTTCTCCTGTCTCACCAGTGCTCACTGGCATAGTGTGTATCGATTTGTTGGCCGCTGCAATACAGGCAGATCTAGTAAATAAATATGGGGAGTTCTTTTTAAGGGGGTTTTTCTTTGTGTGGGCTATAATTCCCTGCTTGCACCATTGAGATAAAGTCCTTTCAGTTATGCCAATTATCTCTGCAGCTTCTTTTCTAGAGATGGTTATTCCTGCCACTATTAATCTCCTTGTCTATCGTCCTAACGTAGTGATTGAGCCACATGTTAGGCGTGTACTTTAATTTCTTTTCAGGGGTTAGTGCTCGTTCAAATTCAGGTAGGTGCTTGCTTAGTATTTTCTTTGTAATGTCATCGGTGAGCTTGTCGTATTTTTTTAGTTCTGTGTGGCATTTCCTTGCCGCGTTTCTCATTCCATTTTCTCTTACCACATCATCCATTCTTTCTTTTATATTGAGCATCATCATCTCCGCAATCTTTGCTGCAATATGCGCTATTCTTTGCTGTTGGTAATTCTTCGCACCAAATGCACATTCCGTTTATTGATTTAATTACCGGTTGTCTATTTGATAATGAGATATTAATATTTAATTCGTTGAGTTCGTTTGCTGAGTCTGCGATATCCATAATTCACCTATGCTATTTTCCATTCATTTAATATTTGATTGCCGATATTTATTAATTCATCTCTATCAACAGTGTTAATTATCTTTCGTGGTTTAATATACGGACGCCATATTAAAAGCATCGATCCTTTATTGTTCCCATTTTTAGCTTTATCAGCTCCTGCTTTAATAAAGCTAATTCTGCCTCCTGTAATTAATCTCACTTCATCAACTGTTTCTAGTGCTGAATTAAACCAACCAACAGATGTATCTGAAGGAATTAACATCACGATAGGTTGCAATTGCTTTTTACATTGTTCAGCGGCTTTATTAATCCAAGGCTGAATATCTGAATAGGGCGGGTTAATCCAAATAGCGCCATAACTTTCCCAGTCGCAATTTAATGAGTCGTCCTTTTCGGTGAGGTAATGAGTGCAAAGGTGGTTGTTTTTATCGGCAGCGGCATCTAAATAGAAACCGAATTCAGCGTCCAATGCTGTAAATAAAGGTAGGGGAGTTTGCCATCTATCACGCAATTCCTTTGGTGTGTGGCTGCCTCCGTAGTCAGCCTTCATTCTCCGCATCCTTCATTAATAAATATGCTAGGCATATCGCACGAGTTAGTTTTTTATCTTCTGCCACATTCCAGCCAGAGCCACAATGCCAAATTCCATCTTTCGGTATCATGGCTATTTTATTCACTTCAGCTAAATTCATCGCCATTTGATTACTAAATGCATCAACCCATTCAGTTTCCACCCATTCTTCTTCATTATCATATTTTATCTGTGCTTTTAATCGCCGGCTAAAAAAGCTAAATCTTCCCTTTCCTTGCTCAATATTTTTATATTGAATACCATTTTCTTTGCAATCGAGAATGAATATCTTTTTATTAATCTCGAAGTCAGATAGTTCGGTGTATTTATTCATTGATTAACTCCAGTTCTTCTTCCCTAAACCAATTCTCACCACCATCATCAAACTCAACATAATAATTTAGCAATGAATCATCATGGTGTTCATATCTTACAAATACACCAGTGTAGCCTTCCATTTCACCTTCAAGCGTATCTTTAACCACTCTTACCTTATCGCCGACTTTAAATTTCACGAATTACCTCCCCACAAACTATTTCAACATCCCGCACCGTCATTAATTGGCTAGCACGGCTCTCGCATTCTTGCTCTGTGTATATTTTCTCAGATACAGGCACAGCAGAACCCTGTATTAGCATGAGTAATACATATCCGATTATTTGCATGGTTATTTAATTCGAATGTCTAATCAAAGTTTCTTTAATCCAGTTTTCAGCTTCATTACTGCAAGCTAATACATCATCCATCATTAATTCAATATCGATAGATTCATTTGAAATATGAGTTAGTGTGTTCATAAACATTGCGAACTGAGATTCGTCACATTCAATAAAGTTAGCTCTGTATGCGCTAATTAAATGATTCCGAGCATAAAGAACTCCTAACTTCATTTGTTCTCTGTTAAACTCATTATCCATTTTTTATTTTCACTCCCAATCTTCTTTAATTAATTGCTTACCTTTATCGGTTAATTCAAGCGTTTGACCAGTATCAATTCCGTAGCCTAAATCATCTAAAAACTCGCAAGCATTCTCGCCAGCCGACATAAATAAATGGTCGTTATTTGCGTATTGCTGGAAAACTAAAATTAGATATTTAATTGCTTGGTCGCGTTCTTTTTGTAATTCAATTAAAGCAGATTTATATCCAGCCTCAAACGCCATACGTCTAACGCCAACTAAGTGACTATCAGGCGGTGATACTGACGGATTATAACCGTGAGATTTCTTAAACCATACCTCAAACGCTTCATCTAATTTATCCATCACTCCACCTTATTTAGCTCTTCAATGCCTGACTTTGTTAATTTCCATCCATCTTTAGGGGAAAGTTTAATAAGTCCTTTATTCTCCAATGAGAAAATTGATAGCTGATTACTTAACTGGCCATATCCATTACCTACATTTTTTAATGTGTTAATTTGACGCTCTGTTAATTTCATCACTCCACCTTTAATTGCTTAAGAGCTTCACGTATGACATTAAGGCGCGATTCCATTCGCCAATAGTCGGGGTTTTCTTGTTTAGGCCATGGAGCCAGCCACGGCTCATCGCCAAGAAGATCATCATATTTATTAAATACCCCCGAGCTACACACATCCTGTTTTATATCGTCGCTATATTCCGCATCGTCAAACATGTCACGGGCTTCAAACTCGCTAATGTCTTTATTCTTTCGTGATTCAATTATTTGCTTTCTAATGAATGCAATATTATCTTCATTATCAGCGTCAATTTCCCTGTCTAGGTTTGAGTCTAAGTAGCCAATCCAATACTGGTTTGTTATCCATAATAAAAACTCGGTAAGTGACATTCCCATACCACCCCAGAAGCATGACCATGACTTTCCAAACTCACTGATAGTTACACGTCCACGGCGATTATCACCATAGTCCTCAATATAAACATGGATAGGATCATGATTCTGAACCTCTGAGATAACTAACTTAGTGACCTGCGATTGTTCCACTTTCATATTCATTCCTCTTCATTGCATCCCTGCGAGTTAAATTAAGCTGTCCGTAGCTTTTCGGTTTCAGGATATAACTCACGAGTTATTTTTAACGCCTGTTCGGTGCTTACTGCACCTTCCATTTGCTTATTAAACCAAGCGTTAATATCGCCAGTGTTATTTTTCATTTCGTCGTGAAATTCTGAATCAATCCACTGGAATACACTTTGCGCCCAAAGATGAGCTTCTTTAGGGTTATTTTCTGAAAGGTAATGTTCAATCACTAAAAGCAATAAATTTAGCCTGTGTAACTCCCATGAATAAACATGACCTCTAGCCACTTCTTGCTGCAGTGAGTTAATTTCTGCTTTAATTTCATCTGTCATATCTATCTCCTGTTTGCATCCTTGCAAATATTCCCTGTAATTAAACGTATGGCTTAATATCGAATTGCTTAAACCATTCTTTTATTTCGTCGTATTCTTCCTCGGAAACTTCAATTTCTTCTAGCCATTCTTCAAATGAATCTCTGGCAGCGTCTTTCGTTAGGTAATAAATAAAATTTTGCAGTTTATTTGGTGTGCTCATGGTTATATCCTTTGGTTAAATCACATAGGGAAGGGTTAGAAGGGTGCAGAATCATCCCAATCCATTGGCGGCTCATTCTGCTGAGCTTTCTGCTGTGACTGCTGAGGTTGTCTTTCCGATTGTTGGCTTCCTGTCTGGTTATTGCTGTTTTCCTTTCTATTGCCTAAAATTTGGATTTCCTTGGTTTTAAAAATAGTGGCGCTACGTTTTGCCCCGTCTGCTTATCTTCCCACTCCTTAACCTCAACTTTAGCAGTGACGCGCACCTGAGTTCCTTTCTGTGCGTTTCTGTCCATAAACTCCGCTGAACCACCCCAAGCCTCACAGCGAACCCACGTTGTTTTATCAATCCATTGTCCGTTGTCGTCTTTTCTCGATTCGCCAATAGCTACTGAAAATTGCATTATTGCTGAGCCATTAGGAATATAGCGCAACTCCAAGCCGCCAATCCTGCCAGTAAAGTTACATTGATTCATGTCAGCCATTTAATATTATCTCCTGAGTTGTTTTAATTAATTCTAAAAACTGATTCCTACGCTCCTGTAGTTGTGAAATTTCATCCTGAAAATCATCCTTATTCAGTCTATGAATTATTAATTGCTTGCCCTCTGGGAAGTCAGCACAATAGCTAACAAAGTCTACCCAATCCAATTGAGTGCAATCTAAGTGGCTAATTAACTGCCATTTGTAAGATGGGTCGAAGCTATTTCTGGTTAGAGTGGCATAATGAACCGAAGCAATTACTGATTTAATTTCAATAATGCCTTTTGAATTTTCAACGATACCATCAGGGCTATCACCATAATCGCCACAGTCAAAGAACCCTCCATTTAAAACATATGAAAACGTAGTATCTTCATACAGCATCCTTGCTATAGGTTCTTGTTCGTGACCGCGTTCCATGTGTTTATTTGAATAGTTATATTCAGCTTTAGCGCCAGTTATCCTTTCCAGCGCAATTTGTAGAGCATATTTTTTTGCAGGGTCTCCAAATGCCTTGCTAAAATTAGCCATGAATAGCGGAGCGTTTGAGGATGTTACTTTTCCTACGCGTAACGCGTCCCAATCATCAGAATTTTGCTCAACATCATGAAATATTGGCTTCATCGTTACACTCCGAAATTAGTTTTTGCTCGTTTTCTGGTGATACACTTAAACGAGCAGTAACAGCATTCAGATTTCCATCTCTTTTATATGCTTCTTTTGCGCTATTCCAAGCCTTTTCCATGTTTGGGGTTAGCTCCTGAACTAAGGCTTTCGGTGCGTTAGGGGATATCCTTAACCCCTCCATAACTTCACGACCAAACTTTACGTTAGTATCAACATAAACAGTAATACGCTGATTGCACCAATCTTCAATGAATGGCGAACCCGTTAGGCGACGAAGCATTTTTGAGTTTGTGGCATTGAGTATCATTGGCTTTAATGTTTCGCCTGGTCTAAGTTCTTTCTCTGCAAAATAAGCGGTATTAAATAAATCTTTTGTTTTTTTAGTTTTATCTCCTTCCAAAACAACACGAATTATCGTTAAGTCAACTCTATCGACAATGTCAGCGCTGCTTAAATAAGGGGAATCAAACGCTTTTCTATAATGGGTTTTTTGAACTTCCATTATTGCCTCCGTATTTCGTTTCTTATATTTTTTGCAGCGTTAAAGGCTCCATCCCAAATACCTGCAAGCTGAGATTCAGTTAGTGACTGAATTATTGTTGGTGACGCATTCGTTACCGAATCCCATATAGCCTGAGCCATTTCATTAGTTAGCTCATCATCCTGATTTGCTAAATGCTCCTGATTTGCACGAGCGTCGTAATACTCATACTCTGAAATTCTCATGCAGCACCCCGTATCTGTCGATTGATTGCCATTCTGATTAGTTCGTCTAGCTCTCCGTTGCTGACTGCATACTCAATGACATCTTCAAGTGGGCTATCCATTGCCCCAAATATCGCGTTAGTGTCACCACGCAAGCTTTTTAATTCGTAACCTTCCATTGTTAACGAATGATTTTTGTATGGGCTTATGTCGGGCTTGTAGCCGTCGGTTAAGATATTTACTGTCATGCATCACCTCATAATCAGCGTTAAAATGATGAAAGCGGATGTAATGATAGCTATCCAATCCCATCTAATTTGCTTTTTAACTACTGCTTTGAAGCTCTCGCTATTCAGTCGATAGCTGAGTTCCTGACGTTTTAATTCATTAATTTTTGGCATAAGAAATCCCTCACGTATCGATTGATAGCGATTGTTATTGAAAGTGTTCTGGTGTTGGTGCGGTGGGTTATTCGATTTTTAGAAGTTTGAATTTTTCTGAAGCTTTACCTAGGGAGCTAACTGCATCCATTAATTCATCAAACTTGCGGTTCACCATGCCTACAGCTTGCATTACTTCTAATTTCTGCTGCTCAAACTCCTTCTTGAACTCAGTTTTCCATTTTTCAGTAGCTTGATTTTTCTCTGCTTGCTCGGCAGCTTTCAGTAATTCTTCAGCTTGCTTTCTCAACTGCTCAGGGCTAGATGGATTTGTCATATTTTCACCTTCAATCGGTTTTTTAATGGTTAATTTTTTTCCGTAATTATCACCAGAAGTCCAATCTCTGGATTGGCAATGTTTGATATCGCATTCCTTGCAATATGATTGCCGCCCGTCATTTTTTGTATTGTTTACATGAAAATCAGTGAGTGGTTTTTCTGTTTTACAGCGACTGCATGTTTTGGTTTTTTGCTTTTTCTGTATTGGGTATTCATAACCATCAATTGATTTTGGATAGCCATATTTTTTATGACGAAGGATATTTGTGGGCTTTTTATTCCCGTGCTTTATAGCTCTGAGAACTAAAATACTTTCGCGTGATTCGAGAAACTCAACTAACTGTAAGCGTTCTTTTCCATTTAAAGCACCGAATGCAGATACTTTATTTTTTAAGTCACGCTCTGGTACGCCTTCAGGCATTTTTTCTACATAGCGTTTTATTTCACCTAATGAACGCCACAGCTTATTAGGCAGCGTTGACGGGGTCATAAATCCTCCTGATTACATGTGCGTATTCCTCACTATTAATAGCGATATGAAATGTGTTGTGGTGGGTTACTACTGATCGAGGGCTTTTGCGATTACTGCGTCAGTGATATCTAAATTGTCGCCACTGTCCTGCTTGTAGCTTGCAACTATGTTTCGTAGCCGAATGAGTTCACTTAATAACTCTGGTGCTGCTGCGATTAATCTAAGGTCGGCATCGGCTCTTGCTCTTTGTTCATTGTCACTGGGTTGCGATACATGAGCTATAACAGTGTTACTGTCACTACGAACAGTATACTTGCTTTGGTCGTTACATGGATGCGACCCAATGTGCCACGGTGATTTACTACCTTCAAACTCCATATCACCCCCTAGCCTTTAACATTGCATCTGCCAGTTCATATGCGGCTTCAGCTAAAGTTTCTAATTCCCATAATCTGGCGTGACCATCTCTATCTCTCTGCATTGGGCTATTTGCATTTCCACACCACGCTAGTAATATTTTTACTGCAATATCATCACGAAACTCACCTGTTTCATCTGTCATACTCCCTCCGTTATTAACTAAACGCGATGCTAATCGTCACATTTCACGCCACAGAAAGGGCAGAATGAGAACGTAACGGGAAAATCCTGCTTTGTTAGGCGGGCTTTCGGTGTGCCATCTTTTTTAATTTCTTGGTAACTAGCGTTGTATTCAATGAAGTAATTAACCGACATAATTCCGCCAGACATAAACAAGCCTGACTGCTTCCAACCAGAAGACCTTAGGCTTGCACCTTCTGGTAGTTTTGCTTTGATACGACTTTCCATGTCATCGTCTAATTTAGTAAAGCAATCACACATATCTCTATCTCCTATCTATTAATCAACTCACCACAGCCCACCTCAATGGACTCTGGTTAGTTGCCTAGATATCGCACTAGGCTGCGGGTCTCACAGACCATGGCACCTGCATATTTTATTTATTTAGATAAGTTAAATTTAATCACTACATAAATCCTCCGATTCAAACGGTACTTACATCTATGGCGTGACCGATTTAACGCCTATGTTTATTGTCGTGCTGTCAAAAAGTTATCTCACCACAGCCCACCTTGATGGACTGTAATTAGTTAACTGTGCCCGTTTATTTATCCACTTAGGGCGCCAGTGGTTTCATTGTGCCCCCACATATGAAATCGGTTATAATTAACTCACCCCCACAATATGAGAGTTAGTTAAATGGAATTATTAGCCATTATTGGACGTGTATTAAAAAGCGAACCATTGGAGCGTGTTATGTGGTTTATTATTGTTTGGGTGTCATTATTGATGATTAGCCCTGATTCTTGGGGCGCTAGCTTTAACTCAAAAATTGGGATCCCTTATGTTTGGCAAGTGTTTATATTTGCCATTTCTTTTGTCATTGCAGTTAATACGCAAAGACTTGTAATGATGGGGCGTGATTCAATTATTGGTGTTATCCGCGATAGAAAATTAAAGAATGAAAAAATAAAAATATCGCAGTTAATATCAAACCTCTCGAAAGGAGAAAAAGGATATATAGCAATGATTATTGATATAGGCGGTGGATATGTGGGCGGCAACCGAAGCGATCCAGTAATTAAGTCTTTGCTAGATAATAATATTATTCATGATTATTCTAAGCACTTAAATATGAGGCATATGAATAGCTACATAATTAACCCCTATTATTATTCTGAATGTGTCAATCAATTTACAGGGTATTTTGATATTTAGCCCATCCGTGGGCTTTATCTCGCCGTAACACTTCCATCACTCATAATCGGCTTGCGTAGCCGTGGTTGCTTGCGTGTGTCTATGCTCTAGCCGTTACTTCGCCAGACTCTAATAACGTTCCAGACTTACGATATTTAGCTGAGTAAATACTAGAATTTGGTAAGCATGTGTTATCTGCTGAGTCATAAACTTTAGTGCTGCGAATTGAAATTGCTTTTTCAACTCGGCTAACTGGTTTACGTGTTAGTGATAAGGTAGGGCGCTTTGCTTCTTCTTCTGTTTCACCACTAATTACAGTTTTTAAGCTTTTGGTTAGCTCGTATGCTTCCTTCAGCGCCTTTCTGCGATCCATTCTGCTAGATCTTGAATTTTTGTAGCCATGAAAATTACACATGATTATCCCCTTACAGTTTGCTTTGGTGATTGGTGGTAGGTGCTGACCTCCTACTTGCGTGACTGGAATCGAACCAGCGCATGTACGTTCACTTAAGCCGCATCGTTCTACCTCTGAACTACACGCTAACAATCGGTACACTCGGCCTAGGAACCCGATCACCCTCATGCTTAACTAATCAGCCTTAGTACTCACCAATCCCAAAACATACTGTCTTTGGTTTGCGCTTTTTCAGCGCTATCTGTTAAAGAGCGAACATCCTGTTTATCTATGGCTCCTTGCCTTCGATGAGTTAAATTTAAGACATCTTAAGTTTTAAGTCAATATTAATTTTAGAAAACTTAAATTAATTTATTTAAGAAAACTTTCTTGGGGTTATGTTTGGAGTTTGTTTGAGTTTGTGATGGTAAAGAAAAACCCTCGCATGGAGGGCTATAGGGGATTATGGAAGTTTCTTTATTCTGGCATCAACGACAACGCCGATAATATTACAGTTGCCATTAATGGGAATCATTCGGTATTGCGGGTTAAGGGGTTTCAGATAAATAGATCCTGCATCAGTAATGTATTGTTTAAATGTTGCTTCGTCATTCAGCTTCGCCACAACAAGCTTACCGTTGATAGGCTCAATATTAGGGTCTACAAGTATCACCATGCCTTCAGGAATACTTAAGCCAGAAGGCGAGGTCATGGAGTCACCAATAACATCAAGCCAAAAAGACTCTTCTGAGCAACTAACAGTTGTCTCGTACCAATCATCAATGGATTTTCTATGATAAGGCTCCAATGCCTCACTCCAATTGCCCGCGCTCACCCAACTTATTAACGGGTATTCACCTCTAGCGTGATGAAATTTAGAGAACCCTACATTATCCCCTGCGCTTTCCTTGCCGCTTAAAAGATACTCAGGGGTGTAGCCTAATGAGCTTGCTAATGCTATTAGATTGCCACCATCTGGTTCTGTAACTCCACCTTCCCATTGCGAGATAGCCGAGCCAGTTACTCCAATCTTTTTAGCCAGATCTGCCTGTTTGAGTTTTAACTCTTTTCTTCGCAATTTAATGCGGTCGCCAATATTTGAAATATTCATAATTAAGTTATCTTAAATCTTCTTGACTTAAGAGTCCTAAAAATACATAATTTAAGATGTCTTAAATGGAGGTTGTAATTATGCTCAAAGATGAAGCAATTAAATTTTTCGGTTCTCAGCGCGCTATCGCTGAAAAACTAAATGTAACTGACTCTGCCGTATCACAGTGGAAAGAAGTAATACCTGAACGAGTGGCTTTAAAATTAAGTCGTATCACGAACGGTAAACTTAAATATCAACCAGATTTTTATAACAGAGTTGCATAGCAACTTTCCCGCTCTTTAAATCCTCAGCCCTGAAAAAGGGTATCAATACAAAACTTAACTCACAGGATCGTGAGCAACGGACTAACTGTAACTATTTAACGGAATATTAAATTATGGACTACGCAATTTCACGCAATGTACAGGCTATTGAGTCTCGTATTCGTAAAGGGGTCATCTTAACCACGCCTAAGCAAGTTGCTAAGGCTGTCGGTGTACACGAATCCCAAATCACTAGATGGCAAGCAGAGAATGGCTTTATTGAGAAGGCAGCTAAGTTGCTAGACGCGATAGGGTTCGATGCGCCAGTTCAAGATGTGATTATTCAGGGAAGTGAGTCAGTGGAGATAGCGAAGGCATTAACAGCAATGCTAGAGCATGTCAGATACCCAAAAAGAAAAGCCCCAGCGGTGGCACCCGATGAGGCTCAAATGGATCTACTTTAAAAACAAACTATGGAGTAATTATACATGAAACAAAGATTTAATTACAGCGGCGTACACAAAAACAACACGCGAGATGCAGTTAATCGCTCTGTTACACAGCTAGGAGCTAAAAAACTGAGAGAAGCCTTTGATAAGGCTTTTTCAAGGGATGAGAACAAGGAAGAGAAGGCAGGAGGTAAGCAACATGAGTAACGTTGCATACGCTGATTTTAGCAAACAACAACGGCAAGAGAGGCCAACAGTGGCAGATCTTGATAACGGATACACCAGGATAGCAAACGAGCTACTGGATGCAATCATGCTCGCTGGGCTTACTAAACATCAGTTACTTATCGTTATGGCCGTATGGAGAAAAACATATGGCTTTAACAAAAAAATGGATTGGGTAAGTAATCCTCAATTAGAAAAGATGACCAGGCTAGATAGCACCAAATGCTCAACAGCGAAAAATCAACTCATTCGCATGAAAGTGTTTATCCAGGAGGGAAGAAAAGTCGGAATGAATAAAGACATTTCTAACTGGAATACTGACATTGACCAAAAGAGTAAAACTTTTACCGAAACGGTAAAGGAAAGGTTTACCAAAACAGTAAAAGAGGTTTTACCGAAACGGTCAACCACAAAAGACAATATTACAAAAGACAAAATAAAAGATCCCACCATACCTCCCAAGGGAGGAAGTATTGATGGCTCTCTCCGTGAGGAATTAATTTCAATCCTGGAAGGGAAATTCGATTTCGATAAGGCTGATAAGCTTCATGACTCAGTAGAGCAAATGCTAGTTAGCCTTGGGTACCAATGTGAAAGAGAATTCAGGGTTAATGATCGTGGTGACGGTCGACCAGGAAGAGTTGATTTGCTTGTTTCCAGTGAGGATGGGGAAACCTGTGGAATAGAGATAGATAGACTTAACGCTAGAGATAAATCAATAGTTAAATTGAAACAGCTCTCAGATGGATTTGTTTTGGTTAGAGAAGGGGTTATTTCTGAGCGTTATGACTTCAATGGAATTCCCGTTATTAGCGCTCATCCTATGTCGTCGTCATCTGAAGGCATAACTCGAGACACTGTTATTGAAGATGCAAAGCAAGTGCTAGATTTCTATAACAATATCACCGGTTCTCAGTGTAGAGATTTCAAACCATTCATGACATTACTATCACCAACCCAAAGCCGTGATAGATATCAATTAAGTGACCTAATTGCAGTAATTGAATGGGTTGTAGCAACCTGGAAGCGCCGCAATGACTCGGTTGCAAAACCCGTAAATATTTGTCGGGTTAACCGCTTTGATGGTTACCTGTCGGACGCTTTGAAATGGAAAAATCGTGATGGAATTAACCCTGTGGATTGCCCGCACGAGGAGCTAATTAAAATCTGGAACAGCTACATCCCTGAGAGAGCGATTGAGTTGCATGAGTGGACACCAAGAAGACCAGCTTACAAAGATCTGGAAGCTGTTTGGAATGGAAAGACTAACAAAGGCCAATGGCGAGAGATTCAGCACATGGATACTTGTTTTAGGCTCATTGCTCAATCAAGCCATTTCACCAACCTGGGAGAAAAGGGGTATTTAACCCTGGATTGGATCTTAACTCCGGCTAGATGGTCTCAAACCTACGAACAGGCTAAACGGGAATACGCAGCGCGTAAAAAAGGAATTTAACATGAGCAACAAGTTTTGTGATTTGTACGCGGAAAAGTCGGTCATTGGCGGCATTTTAAATGCTTCAGGTGAATATGGGGATATGGCTGTCAGTGCGATTGAAACCCTGTCAGAAGATGACTTCACATCGGTTAGCAATAAATTAATCCTTCGATCTATGAAGCGAATGAACCAGGCAGGGGCAAAGATAGACCTGATAATGGTTAACAGTGAGCTTGAGCAAGTTGGTGACAGCAAAAATAGCGGCGGATTTTCATACTTAGCAGAATGCGCTAAGGACTTACCAAGCATTCAAATGCTGCCAGGGTATGTTGAAAAAGTTAAGCAACTATCGCTAGCCAGGGGAACTATCTCAATTCTTCAAAGTGGCATATCCAGGATAAACGAAGCTGGAGTAACCCACGTACACGATATTGCCGGGCAAATCCAGGAGGAGATATCAAACGTTAGCAATGACCAGGCTACGGAAACTCAGCACATTATGACCGGGGTTGAGGAGTCGTTAGCGATTATTGAGTCAATGATCAATGGTGATATCTGGAAATATAAAACTGAGTTCGGACTACCTGATATTGACCAGGCTTTTGGTGGATTCAATAACACTGATTTTATTGTCATTGGTGGTCGCCCTGGTATGGGTAAAACGATGCTAAGCACCACGATCACAAAGTCGGTTGGTCTAGCCAAGTCTAAACCCGTTTTATTCTACAGTCTTGAAATGCCATCCTGGCAAATATCCGAACGTGTCGCGTTTCATCATGCTCGAGTAGACAAGGAATCAATCCTGGGTAAAGAGAAGTCAAAAATGCACATGGATGAAGCCTGGGCGCGGTTATCTAATTCATTAGCAGAAATTAAAGACTCCCCGATTTATATCAATGACAAGCCATCAATGAGTATTCATGAAATTCGAGCTGATGCCCGGAGAATGAATAAGCAAACTGGAGGTTTAGGGGTGATCATCGTTGACTACCTTCAAAAGATGAAAATGACTAACCCGGAGAATATGAATCAATCGGTAGGCGAAATTGCTACTGGACTAAAGAACCTGGCTAAAGAGCTTAAATGCCCGGTAATCGCTTTGGCGCAATTAAACCGTAACCTGGAGCAGAGAACAAATAAGCGTCCTGGTAACTCTGACCTGAGAGAATCAGGTGTCATCGAACAAGAAGCAGATGTCATTTTTATGATTTACAGGGATGAAAAATATAACCCTGCTACTGAATTAAAAGGTATTACAGAGGTTATTTGTACGAAATCCCGTCATGCACCTGGAGCAGAGAAAACATATTACTTTACTAACACTCACGGCGGTTTAGACACGGCAGATTTAAGCCGGGCATTCATGGATCGCTACAGTGACACAGACATCGAGTGTTAACACACCAAATCATAAGGACTTCTAGATGAGATGGAAAAAGAAAATTTATTCACCAAGTGCAAGCAGCTAACTGAGGAAAACAGGGCGCTAAAAACCGAAAGGGTTATCTCAAGAATTAAACTATCAAACCAACGATTAGAAATTGAATCACTACAGCGAGAGCTGGAAATTAAAAACTTCGATGTTTCTTGCATACCACCAATACAAATCACCCCACAAGTTACTGAATGGCTTTCTGAATACGGAATGCCGTGGGAAGTGTTTTATTGTGACAAATGCAAAAGTTGGTTTACTGAGCTAGATACTTTATTTCCTTGGGGTATTGATAACAGCGGTTGTAAATGCGGACAACAAGAGGACTTCTAATATGAAAACCAAGCAAACAAAAATGAAGTTAACACGCTATGAGCTTGAAGAGGATTACAAGTTAAAGCGGTTCAAGATTACTCACAACAATGGGGACACCTCGCTCGAACAAGACTTGACGGTTAAAACGAATGAGTTTGGTGGAGTCGATGTTGATATTACCTTTGATGGCTTTCCTGATTGTGATAACGAGTTAGACGCAATTCTGAATTGCGCAGACTGGCTCGAACGCATGGGAATAGCAATACGCAGAGAAGCTAAACGGGCAATTAAGCGAGGTGTTGAGTGATGAAAGGAACAACGTTAATCAGATTAACATCTGAAGAGCTTCAAATATTGATTGGGGTGCTGGAGTATCAATTTAGCATTGGGTTTGGTGATGAAGAAGTATGCGAGTTACACGAAAAACTAAAGGACATGGAGGCATCTAATGCAGGGAACTAAGTGGGTTAAGGTGAGCGAGGGATTGCCTAACGATTACGCAGTAGTTTTGACTAAAAACAATGGTGCAAATGCTAGAGCTATATTTATCTACGATGAGCAGGAAAAGCCAACTTTTATTCACTTTAGTCGAAACGGGAAAAGCAGAATACTGAGCAATGTAACTGATTGGTGCTCACCACTAATGCCAGAGGGTGAATGATGAACGAACTCAAGAAATGCCCGTTTTGCGGCGGTGAGGCGAAAATCAGAAGCACTCGAAGTTGGCACTTTCTAGAATCAGAGCATGATAGCGATTGTATATTTGAAGCAGATTGCGCTATTCAGGTTCCGGCATCAAGTGAGCAGCGCGAGTTATTAGTTAGGGATTGGAACAGGAGAGCTAACAGTGAGTGATAAATTTGAGTTAATATGCTTAAATTAGCAATGGAGGATACATGGAAACCTTTTTATTAATAGGGTGTATAACGCCATTTTTTGGCTTGATTGCATGTGTTTTGTATACACGTAGAGCGCTTAGAAATGGATTCATAATATTACGAGGTGAGATCGTAGGTGATGAAGATTCAATCTATTGTAGACGCAAAAGTCCTAAGTTATTTTGGGAAGTCTTAGTTTTTATGAATCTGATTATTATGATATGTTCATGCGGAATATTAATAGTGGAAGCATTAGCTAATAAATGAATAAACAGACAGATGATATCTGTCTCCATAAATCCAATCTTAAAGGTATTTTCAAAACTCTCTCAGAAGTAACCGAAACCGGCAAGCGGTATCGAATCAAAATCACCGAATGGCGTGACCTCAGAACAATACCAATGAACAAAACATGGCGTATGTGGATAGAAACCACAGGCGATTGGCTGCGTGCGCGTGGTGTTGTCATTGATATTAAAAATGGTGCTGGTGAAGTCGTTTTATCAAAGCCAATCACTAACGAAGAAACGCATGAGTATTTTGTCGGTCACTGGCTAGGTCGTGATGAAAACGGAGAGCGTGAGAAAACCCGAAAGATGGATAAAGCACGGATGCTATACATGATGGAGAAACACGAAGCATGGTGTATTGAGAAAGGCATTCCAATCATCATCCCAAATGACAGCGAATACATGAAACTCAAGGAGCAACAAGAGAGATGAATGAAGAACGTAACGGAATTTATCTCAGAATCGATGGTGATCAATATCGGCATATTTGGGCGGTTGGTGATATCCACGGATGCTTCAACCTCTTAAAAAGGAATATGCATCGAATTGATTTTGATAAAGAAAAAGATTTATTAATTTCAGTTGGCGACTTAATTGACAGGGGGGATCAAAACGTTGAATGCCTAGACCTGATTAATGAAAAGTGGTTTAGGGCTGTTCGTGGTAATCATGAGCAAATGGCTAGTGATGCTTTATTTCATGGTGTTAATGACAGGGTATGGATGGCTAATGGCGGCGCTTGGTATTTATGGACTGACCCAGAGCAGGAAATATTAGCTAAGCAACTCATTAAAAAGAGTGAGGCACTACCGCTCATCATCGAAGTCAACGCAAATGGCAAAAAGACAGTGATTGCACACGCTGATTACCCCTCAGATGAATACGAGTTCGGTAAACCAGTAGATGAGCAGTATGTAATCTGGAGTCGTGAGCGTATCAGTGACGACAATGTGTGTGAGATTAAAGGTGCTGACTTATTTATATTTGGGCACACACCAATGATTAAAGGTGTCGTTAAACGAGCTAACCAAGAGTATATCGACACTGGCGCGGTGTTCGGCTACGGACTGACTATGAGGCAGATAAAATGATTAGAACCCGACACGTAATTCTATTCTTTTCGATTGTTACTTTAATCATGGGGTTTACGGGGGTGTAAATGATAAAGCCGAAAAAATCGGTGCGGCGAAAGTGTAAAATATGCAAAGCAATATTTCACCCGTCCTACGATAATATTTGGTGGTGCTGCCCTGAGCATGGAGCAGAATTAGCAATACAACGACGACAAAAGGACAATCAGAAAAAAGCAGCAAAATTCAAGAAAGAGCAGAAGCAAAAAGAAGCAAAAGCCCGCGATAAACTCAAAGTTAGAAAGTTAGCAGTAAAACCCCTCAAATATTTCACCCAGCAAGCCCAAAACGCATTTAACGCATACATCCGATATAGAGACCGAAACGAACCTTGCATCTCCTGTGAGCGATTTCACGATGGTCAATATCACGCTGGACATTATCGAACAACGGGAGCCAATCCAGAACTTAGATTTAATGAGGACAACACTCATAAACAATGCGCCCCATGCAATAACCACCTTTCCGGCAATATCGAAAAATACACACCTAATCTGATAGCAAAAATCGGACAGGATCGATTCGATATTTTGATGGGATTTCATGAACTACCCAAGTGGAAGAGTGAAGATTACGAGCGGATACGTGATCACTACCGGAAGAAATTGAAGGAGCTGAAAGATGTTCACTGACATAGATGCAGCAATTGAAGAGGCCAGAAAGAAAAGAAAGCAGGATGGTAAAAGGCACTACGCGGTAAATCAACGAATAAGTTATTTCACTGTAGGCAAATGCGGAAAAAACAGAGGTAAAAGGCCAGCTTGGACTACACGTGATGATTTAAGGCCAGAGAGCCACGGCGTACACAATCGGAGAGTGAATGTTTTGGAACCATCCGATATCCCTCTAATCGTAGGGTTATTGGCTCTAGGGCTAAAGCAGGGCAGCGTTGCTGAGAAATTCGACATATCAAGAAGCGGGGTAAGAAAGGCAGTAAAGGCTTACAAGAACTTCAGCGAAAGGAGGTCGGTAAGATGATCACTAGATTGAGGAAAGGCACTTCAAGTCTCGCCAAAGAATTAGATAGTGCCATTTCAAATGCTAGATACATTAAACCCGAAGCTGACCGCAAAAGCTTGCAAATAAACACGAGGTGAACAATGCGTGATATTCAACAAGTGTTAGAGCGATGGGGAGCTTGGGCAGCAGATAATAGTGAGTCTGTTCAGTGGTATTCCGTTGCGGCTGGATTTAGCAGCTTGATACCAAGCAAAGTGAAATCAAGGCCTCAGTGCTGCGATGATGACGCAATGATCATCTCTGAATGTATAGCACAACTAAATAGGAAAAATAGTGAAATGCACGACCTGCTACTAGATTACTATTTGTTTGGTAAGACATTCATTCAACTGGCTAAAAAGCATAAATGCTCTGATGGGCACATTGGGAAAAAGCTACAAAAGGCAGAGGGGCAAATAGACGGAATGCTGATGTGGCTAGATATCACACTGGAAATGGATAAATACACAGAAAAAGTACATTAAAAAACTTTACGTACGTAAAATAGCTGATATTGTGATAAGAGTGACAACAACGTCAGCAGCTTATAGAGCCTCACTTCGGTGGGGCTTTCTGCGTTATAGAGGTTTATATGCTTGATGAATTCGAGTGGAGTGATGAGTTTGACGGATTTTAACTCCCTCGAATTTGGGGGAGTTAAAATGAGTGAATTATAGCATTACCGCGGTTTTGTGTTCTCGGCGATCTCTTTTAGTTTTCCGTAAATATTAAAAGATAGCATAATCAATTCACAGGAAATACGAACACTCAACCCACCAAAGATAATAATGAAAAATCCATAGATAAAAGCGTTGCTATTGGAATTTGTGAGCCCGATAACTATATTTGAGATTCCGGTGAGCAAAATAGCAACCAAACTCAGCCAGTAAAGAATAGTGATGACCTTGGGTGTTATCATCTTGTCGAAAGTTAATAAGGATTTAAACATAGTAAATTCCATTTAATTAAAGTTTATGTGTTTTACCATGCATTAGCTCAAATTCCAATCCGTAAGCAACGCTCATATGTTCAATTTTCCGGAATTTCCGGATAGTTCACATTTAACGTAACTGTTTGAAAACGTTATCGTGCGTAAAATTATTAAGCCAAATTTCAAGAGGTCGCCTAGTGCGGCCTTTTTCGTATACGCCGCCACAAAATTCTAATCACACACACTTAATTGACGCATAGAGATTGTGCGCGGCTATCTATTAACTAAAACACAGGTGTTATATATGCCAAGTACCGCAGCTGGTGCTATCGTCGGCGCGGCAGGCGGTGGTGCAATCGGATTAATGACAGGAAGTTTTGACTATGGAGTAATTACAGGTGCGATTATAGGCGCAACTGTTGCGGTCATAGCCTCTAAAGATAACAACAAGAAAAAGGTTCTGTTATTTATCTTATCGTTTTTAACGGGTGTTCTTATCTCTGAATCGGTGGAGCGAATAATTCTCGCTGAGACAGGCTATGAGATAGGTAAAACATTAACAGCCATTCTGGTTTCAGCATTATTCATTTCTTTACTTCTCATTATCGCCAGTAGCGAAACTCTAACAAAGGCTATTCGATGGCTGCCTAGACTCATTGAAAATAACTTCTCTGTTTTGATGAGCACCTTAACTGAAAAGTGGAGGGGCAAGAAATGAGCTATCAAGAGATTATCAACTACATGAATGTAGTCATTTTATCCTCAATGGCTATTCGTGTGTTTCTTTGTAATTACGTTCGTAAAAGAGATTCATATATTGGCTTAGTGCTTATCTGGTTGTGTGTATGGCAGATATATCAGCTATTAACGCCTAATGATTTCAACACGAGCTTATCCAATTTATTTGGTGATACTTTTGTCTGCATTCTAGTTTTTGCAGCTAAAGGTAACATCATGCAGGTATTCAAGAAGGTGAGAAATGAGCAACTTCAAATTCAGCCAGCGAAGCGAAAATAACCTCAAGGGTGTTAACTCTGATTTAGTGAAAGTAATTCGCCGCACACTGGAAATAACACCTGTCGACTTCATTGTTATTGAAGGTCTGCGAACTCAAGAGCGACAAAAGCAACTGGTTGCAGAAAAGAAATCTCAGACAATGCATAGCCGCCACTTAACGGGTCATGCAGTAGATATCATTCCAGTGAATACTAAATGGCAGATTGAGGAGTTTAAGCCATTATTGAAAGCGGTTAAGCAAGCTGCTGATGAGTTAGGTGTTAAGTTGCGCTTCGGTATTAACTGGAAGAACGATCCATCACTACCAATTGAAACTAAGTTCATTGATTGCCCTCACGTAGAGATTCCAGCATGAAATGGATAACCAGCCCGATTACTGGCTGGATTGCTGCGTTTCTATTTTTCTCCCTCTGGATTTTATCTGCATTAGCTCACGAAAAAAAACTAAGCAACCAGAAAGACCAAAAGATTATAGAGAGTAACCTGATAGTTTTTAATGCCTACCGGACGCTCTCTATATTTGACCGAATCTCACAAGCCAACATCAAAGCAAAGCAATTAGAGGACTCAGAACATGTCAAAGTTAAGACTGTTATCAAAACAGTGCTCAAAGACAATGAGTGCGCTAATACTGATTTCTCTGATGATCTTACTAACGAGTTGCGGAAGTACGAAAGAGATTTACGTGCCCGTGCAGCCACTACCAATACCACCCCACTTAACCGCTGATTGTGAATTGCCAGTCATACCCGAAAGGATGAAGTGGGGCGACTTACCTGTATTGCTAACTGACGCTATGAACTCAATAGCAAAGTGCAACTTGGACAAGAAAGTAATACGGGAAATTGAACAACAACGAGCCTCCAATTAGGGGCTTTTTAATGGATGCAATTCCGCCATATAAGGGGGTGATTTCATCTGGCTGACGGGTAAGCCGTAAGTGACCAAAGTAACGTAGTGATGCGTGATGATGGTTGCGAACTCTACGCATTTCACCCTGTGCACCGAAAGCACATTTACATGTAAAACATCGAGCCAAAATTTAGGTAATGAGTCTTTGAGGTAGTCAGTTATAGCTGATGTCGCTTCGATGGACTGATTTCCTATTTCGGCAAGGATTCATTACTAAATCAAGGTAGACATTATGCAATATCCAAGAGTAAGTATTAATGGCGTTTCAGTAAGAGTTGATAGTGAAGGGCGTTATAGTCTAAGCGATCTTCACGCTTCAGCAGTGGCGAATGGCGAGGCGAGAGAAAATCAAAAGCCTAGCCAGTTTCTTAGAAGCAAACAAATAAAGGCATTTGTTGATAAATTAAGCGCAATGCAAAATTGCACTGCGGTCAAAGTTATCAATGGTGGGCTAAATCACGGTGTATGGGCTTTAGAGTTAGTAGTTATTCGATATGCCGCTTGGTTAAAGCCTGAATTTGAAATTCTTGTTTATAACACGTTCAAAGATGCAGCAAGAAAAGGCCTTGATGTCATGGCTAAGCTGAACAAACTAGATCACGTTATCAACACTGAAACCAAAAATGTAAGTAGCTGTGCAAGAACGATGGCCAATTGGGGCGTTGGGGGTAGGAAGCAATTACTGCTAGCTGCAAGAGAGCGAGTTGTGAAAGAGGCTCAGATGTACTTACCAAACATTGAATAGGTCGCTCAGCGGCCTTTTTTGTTGTGCACTAAAAATAAATTGATAAACTGGGTTGAAATGGTCAGTTAATGTTAGGCTCTTTATGGATGGATATAGTGGAATAATTATAATTGCATTCTCAATCATTATTGGGATTATAATTTTGTTTCTTGTGTTGCCAGCTATCGTCTTATCTTTATTTGATGGCACTAACAAAGGGAAAAAAGAGTCAATCAAAAACAATCAAATTGGAATGGGAAGAAGTTCAAAGCCAGAAATAGTATCAAAAAAAATCGACGCAGAAGAAAGGCTTGCATTTATAATATTTACTATCATTACTGTAATAGCACTGATACCTATACTCTACATTTTATTTTTATACGAATGACCCGCCAAGTGCGGGTTTTTTATTACCTAAAGAAAGGCAATTTATGACTACTGAACTAACAGCAAAAGAGAAATCCGCTTAGGCTTACTTAAGCTAACCATTAACAACACCGCAGCTACCGCAAAGGCAATTAAGCTCATCAATGACGACCAGCTTGAATATGAGTTATTTGTGCAACTGTGGAATGGTAACAACGGTAACTTTGATAATGGTAGCACTGATGTGTTAACCAAAGTTGATTCCGTCTATCAACGAGTGCAGGAAACAAAGAAAACGTTATTCAACGATGAAGTAACAGAATAACCAATCACAAAGCTCATCATGGTGGGCTTTTTAATTTGTTATGAGGATATGAATATATGGCACAGAAAAAACCAACGCTCACAGATGAGCAGAAGGTTCTTTTTGATGCCCTGACGAAACAGCAACAGCAATTCGCGTTAGGCATCTTGAAAGGACTGAATCAGATAGATGCCTACAAACAGGCTGGATATAAGGCTAAGAATGAAAAAGCGGCTGGAGTTTCAGCAAGTCAAATCTTTGGAAATCTTAGGGTAAAAGCATTTCTCGATTCAATAACTGAGACTGCTATTTCTACCGCTATCATGACGCGCGAGGAAGCCCTAGAGCGGCTATCTTCAATCGGGCGTAGCTCAGTATCAGAAATGGTAGAGTTCAGTGAGCACACGATGGGCGTTGATGATGACGGCAATCCTGTCATTCAAGCTGTGTGGAAATTTAAAGACTCTGCATTGCAAGACCCTAAATCACTAGCGGCAATATCTGAACTCACGGCGGGTAAAGACGGCATCAAGTTAAAGCTGCATGATCCGAAAGCGGCCATTAAGCAATTAGCTGATATGCAGGGCTGGGAGCCACCGAAGAAAATCGAACATTCAATGGATGAGCAAATGTCAGAACTGCTGAAAGAGATATCATCGGAGTCATAATATGGCTGCAAAAAATCAGCAATTTGAAGAGCTAAAAAAGAACCTCAAAGATAGGTTCTGGCGTCTAAATAATCTTTATTTCATTACTGATAAAAAAGGTAAAAAAGTAAAGTTTAGAATGACACCTGAGCAGTATGAATACTTCAACGGCATGCATACACGCAATATCATTCTAAAGGCTCGTCAGCTTGGCTTCACGACACTTGTTTGCATTGTTCAGTTGGATGCCGCTTTATTTGAGTCAGCTAAGTGTGCATTGATAGCCCATACCTTAAATGATGCTAAGCGATTATTTAGGGAAAAGGTTAAATACGCATACGACAACCTGCCGGTAATGATTCGCCGAGCAAATCCAGCCAAGAATGATTCAGTTGGTGAATTAGTTTTTAGCAATGGCGGCTCGCTTTATGTAAGCACCTCGTTTCGTGGCGGCACACTTCGTTACCTGCATATATCTGAGTTCGGCAAGATATGCGCTAAGTATCCTGATAAAGCCCGCGAGATTGTCACTGGTGCGTTTGAGGCAGTATCAAGCGATTGTTTCACGACGATTGAAAGTACAGCGGAAGGCCGAGCAGGTTATTTCTATGATTACTGCCAGTCGGCTGAAAAATCACAACTCCAGGATAAGCGATTATCTAACCTAGACTGGAAATTCTTTTTCTTTTCGTGGTGGAAGAATCCCGAATATGCAATCGACCTTGTGGAGCAATTACCACAGCGATTAGTGGATTACTTCGATGAGATATCTAGTAAGCATGGCGTTCAATTAAACGAGCGTCAGAAAGCTTGGTACTACGCTAAAGAGAAAACACTTGGCGACGATATGAAGCGGGAATACCCGTCAATACCGTCTGAAGCATTTCAGCAATCTGTTGAAGGTGCTTACTACGCTAAACAATTTCGCTTCCTGTACGAAAATAAACGCATTGGCACGCTTCCTGACAATTCACATTTACCGGTTCATACGTACTGGGATATCGGCGTGGGTGACTCTACATCAATCTGGTTCATCCGTGAAGTCGGCGAAGAGTTCCACGTTATCGATCACTACTCAAACAGCGGCGAAGGTCTACGGCACTACATGAAAGTGCTGAAAGACAGAGGTTACACCTACGCTAGTCACAATGGGCCGCATGATATTGATAACCGCGAGTTTGGCTCTGACGCCAAATCACGCAGAGAGCTAGCTCGAGAGGGCTATGAGATTGACGGTGAAAATTACTCAATGCGATTCGAAGTAGTGCCAAAGTTGTCTATCGATGAAGGTATTGAGGCTGTACGTGAAATATTGCCGCTCTGTGTATTCGATGAACATAAATGTGAAGAAGGTATTGCTCACCTTGAAGGATATCGCAAAGAGTGGAATGACAAACTTGGATGCTGGAAAGATAAACCGCTTCACGACTTTACATCACATGATGCTGACGGGTTTCGTTACTTTGCGGTTAGTAGACGAAATAAGAAATCAAGAGCATTCAAACGCAAACGTATTGCTGGCATGGCATAAGGTGAAATATGGCAGTTACAGATAAACATCCGCAATATATCGCGGCTAAAAATAGCTGGCAAATTATGCAAGATGCTATTGCTGGCGAAGAAAAAATAAAACAATCAGGTGAAACCTACTTGCCTAAATCGGCTGGAATGGTTGAAGCTGAAAAGCTGGGTGATAGCGCCAAGAAAATTTACGAAGGTTATATTAATCGGGCGCAATATCCTCTATGGGTTCAAGATTCGCTCAGAACGATGATTGGTCTAGTATCTAAACTCACACCGGAAGTCAGCATATCCAATAAGCAGCTCCAAGGGCTCGAAGAAAATGCAACCAGTGATGGGTTTGGGCTGAAGCAATTATTCATCCGTGTTGTGCTTAATCTTCTCGAATATGGCCGCTGTGGATTGCTTATTGATGTCGACCAAAAAGGAGTGCCGTATTTCGCATTATATGACGCGCTATCAATCACGAACTGGAAAGAAAATAGCGTCGGTGGACGTAAAGACCTAAACCTTGTTGTGTTAGAAGAGCAATTCAGCAATAGCAAAGACAAGTTTGGGCATGACACCAAAACAGTTCATCGAGTGTTAGAGCTGGTTGATGGCAAGTTGGTTGTTAGTCTTTATGATGGGGATTTAATTGAAGATCGAACGCCCAGCTTAGGTGAAGACTTATTAACATTCACACCTTTTATTTTTTGCGGGACTACAGATAATGCCTCTGATGTTGGCACTGTCCCATTGCTAACAATGGCCAAAGCGGCGCTTAAATCATATCAGTTAAGTGCGGATTACTATCAGTCTTTACATCACACAGCTCACCCTCAGCCGTGGGTATCTGGCTTGAGTGATGATGATGATATAACCATTACTGGTGTGATGGCCGCATGGGATTTGCCGAAAGATGCTCAATGTGGCTACTTGGAAATTACGGGTACTGGCATTGATAAAACAAAAGTTGAGATGGACGCGCAAAAGAATGCGGCGTTAGAGGCTGGAGCTAAGGTTATCGACACGAGAGCGCAAGAGTCTGGTGAGGCTAGGCGCGCAAGGCAAGATGATCAGCATGCAAGTTTGCATAGCATTGTTACCTGTGCTGCTGAGGCGATCGAGCAAGGCATCAAATACATGGCTCAATGGCTTAAGCTTCCCTCTGATGATTACGTGTTCACTGTGAAGCCTGATTTTAATAATTCGACGTATGATATAGAGCTAGCTAAGCAACTTTATGAAGGCGCACTTGCTGGCAAAAACTCATTCCAAACTTACTGGGAATATATTGGTACTGGGAAATTGCCTGATATCGATTATAAGGATGAATTGTTGCGAGTTGAGGCAGAGAATGACGGCACTGTAACCGAGGTTATCTATGAGCGAGAAGAAACTTAATTTAGCCTTCCTAGATGCTATTACTCGCCATCAAGCTTATTTGTACCGCGCATCATCCCAAAATATCAATGAAATCCTCCGTGAGTTTAATGTTGTATCGGGCGACATGCTTAACCAGTTGCGTGATTATCTTGATAATTTAAGTCATTCGGAACTTATCGCGCTAAGTGGTGGGAAATATACTACGCCTGAATTGAGGCGTGTCCGTGAGTTAATTAATGGCTGGCGTGATTCTTTGAGAGATGAGGTTCAGCAAGGCGTTTCAACTAGCGCCGCAACATTATCCGCATATGAAACAGGCTATACCGCAACGTTGGCAGGCGAAAAGCTGGCAAAAGTCATAACGGGCGAAAAGCTTTACACTAAAGCCAAAAATATTCCCATGTCCGGCGGTGCTTTGGTTGATGAGTTATTTTCAAAGATAGCTGATGACGCAAAGCAACGCGTTGAATATGCAATACGTAGTGGAATAACTAACGGTGACACAACTCAGCAGATTGTACAGCGCATTAAAGGCTCTAAACGACTCAACTATCAAGATGGAATATTGAACTCGGCACGTAGCGCTATAGAGCGTGACGTGAGAACGATACGAAGTCATGTAAGTAATCAAGTCGTTGAAGATACTTTTGTTCAGCTCGGGTATGACTACTTGAAGGTAGTTGCAACATTAGACGGCAGAACAAGCAAGGTGTGCGCTTCGAAAGATGGTGAAGTCTATCACCATAGTGATTCGTTCTCTCGCCCGCCATATCACCCTAACTGTCGCACTATCTTAGTGGGTTGTGATAAGGACGGTAACTTAATTGGAAGACGTCCATTTGTAGCAGATACAAGGCCAGTGAGCAAAATACCCAAAGATGATCGCGATGACATAATCGGGCAAGTTAATTCGAATACAGATTACTCATCGTGGTTCGGAAATCAATCCGCTGGCTTTCAAAAAGAATGGTTGGGCAAGAATCGTTATGAACTATACAAAAATGGCAATTATGACATTGATAGGTTCGTAGACCCACAAGGCAAGATGTACACACTCAACCAATTAAAACTACTGGATAAGCAGACGTTCGAGGAACTTGGCTTATAACAGCATTCAATCAACAAGGTCACTTCGGTGGCCTTTTTTATTACCTAAATTCGGCTTAGGGCTGAGTTAATTCAACGCGCTAGGCGCATCAAATCCCGAGGGGAATAGTATGTCAGAAGAAACAAAAATTGATTTAAGCAACCCAGAAATTCAAGCAGCAATTAAAGCGGCAGTGGATGAACAGGTTGCAGGGCTTAAAGCAAAAAACTCAGAGCTTCTTGGGGCAAATAAAGGCGTAAAAGAAGAACTGGATGCGCTTAAGTCACAGCTTGGCGGTATCGATCTGACGGCAGTAAAAGATTTGTTATCAAAAGCAAATATGGATGAAGAGTCTAAATTAATTGCAGAGGGCAAACTAGATGAGGTCATTCAAAAGCGCACTGAGCGCTTACGTGCAGACTATGACGGCAAGCTCACAGCTGAAAAAGAGCGAGCTGACAAAGCCGAGAACTACGCTAACAAATTTCGTCAGTCCGTAGTCAAAGGCCAGATTGTTCAGGCAGCTATTGAGAATGGCGTACTAAAAGAGGCCACTGGAGATATCGCTTTCTTGGCTCAATCTCAATTTTCTCTGGATGACAACGGCAATGCTGTAGCGCTTGATGAAAATGGCGAGGTCATTATTGGCAAAGACGGGAAAACTCCACTTACTCCTAAGGAGTGGGTCGAAGGTATTAGAGAAAACAAACCTTATTTCTGGCCTATCGCTCAAGGCTCTGGCGCTCAGGGCTCAGGCATTGCTGGCAAGAAATGGAACGATTATACAGAGGCGGAGAGGGCTAGCTTATCAATCACAAACCCTGATGCTTTTAAACAATTACAGAGAACACAAGGTAAGTAAAACATGGCAACAACTCAATTAAGTGATGTCTTTATTGGTGAGTATTACCAGTCAATTGATCCGGTGAACTCACCCGAAAAAACGGCGGTATATCAGTCGGGTATCGTTGTGAAAAACTCAGCATTAGATGCTGTTGCAAGTAATGGACAGGGTTCATCTACGATTAACTATTGGCAGGATTTGGATGCTGATGAAGCACCTAACATCTCCACTGACAACCCAGACACTAAAGGCAAGGTGGGTAAGGCTGAGCAGGGCACTATGCAAGCCCGTACGCTGTATCTCAACAAAGGCTATGGCGTTGCAGATTTAACATCAGAGCTGGCTAACAGTGAGCCGATGCAACACATTCGCAATCGCTTCGGTACGTATTGGGAGCGCCAATGGCAGCGCTATTTGCTGAGTGCGGCGCGTGGTGTTATTGCATCCAATATCGCCAATAACAGCGGTGATATGGTCATTGATGCAGGTGCGACAATTTCAGCTTCAGCATTCCAAGATGCAGCATACACAGCGGGCGACACGGCAGATCAGTTTACGGCAATGGGTGTTCACTCCACCGTAATGAATGAAATGGTAAAAAAAGACCTCATTGAGTACCTGAAAGATTCAGATGGGCGAATCATTTTACCAACATATCTAGGTCGTCCAATCTTCATGGATGATGGGCTAACCTACGGGAAAGGGCAGTACCTATCCCTGATTTTCGGTGCAGGCGCATTTGGTTATGGCGAAGGCAATCCGGCAGTACCTGTTGAGTTAGAGCGTAACGCAAGCGGCGGTAATGGTGGTGGTGCTGAAGTGCTATGGGAACGTAAAACTTACATTATTCATCCTGCTGGATTCTCATGGAAGGGCGGCATGAGCGCGAACGCTTCGCCTAATTTCGCTGAGTATGCAAAGGCTGAAAACTGGGCGCGTGAGTTTGACCGCAAGCAGGTTCCTTTCGCTGCCGTTATTAGCGGCACTGAGACACCATAATTTTTATCTCTGGCAGGGCTTCGGCTCTGCTTATTTTTTATGAGGCTTATATGAAAGTTATCTATACAAAAGATGTTGGACGTGAGCGTGGAGTCTGTTATCGCAGTCAATTTTTAGGGGTAATTCATGATGCAGCGGAAGTGGTCGTTGATGGTGATTTTGAGGGCGTAGAGCAAGCCTATGCAGATGTTGGCATTAAGGTTTCATTTACAGGGCAAGATGACTTATCAATCAAGACCACTGAGGAACTAAAAGTCATTCTCACAGAGAAAGGCATTGAGTTTAACCCAAAAGCAAAGAAAGCTGATTTACTCGCGCTTCTTCAGGAGTAATCATCATGAGCTTTATTACCGAACAAGAAGCAGAACAGGCATTAGGCGACACTTGGACTAGCCAAACGGAAAGTGATAAGGCTCGGCTATTGGCTCAAAGTGAAGCGTATTTAATTGCAAGAAACGTTAAGCCGTATAATGACACAGATGATGTGCCAGTGGCATTAAAGCTGGCTTCATACGAGATTATCAAAGGGATCATCAATAAGCAGTTGTACCAAGGCCAATCTCAGGATCTTAAGGCTAAAACGGTCAAGGGTGGCTCAGTCGAGGTGAGTAAAACTTATCAAGATGGCAGCTATGAACTGAATGCGGCAGAGCAATACATCCAAGACTTAATAAAACCGTACTCAAAGCGCCCTAGCGTTGTTTTTTTGAAGAAGGTGTAATGTGAGGTCAGAAATACAGAAAGAACTAGCAGAGGCATTTGATAGCGATTTAGCTGATGCGGTAAAAGCATTTACTGGTTCATATGTTATTGAAGGTGATGATTGGGATCCGGTTACTGAAACGGGTAATGATATCACTGTCGAATATACAGGCCGTGGCATTCTCGATAATTACAGCCTAAATCGCATTGATGGGATTAATATCTTAAATAGTGACACATTGCTAATTGCTTTGGCTAATGAAGTGACTGATAAGCCGGCAGTTGACCATAAAATCAGTATTGATGATGTTAATTACAAGATTATCTCTGTTCAAATTGACCCTGTTGGCGCTCATTATGACATTCAACTAAGGATGGTTTAATGGCTAAAGGATGGAGCATCCCGCCTAGTAACTTTGCTCATATCGTTTCTGATGATGTCGGCACTGAAATGAAGCGAACAGCGGGGGCAATGCTACAAGCTGTCATTCTTAAATCGCCACTTGATAAGGGGACGTTTCGAGGTAATCACAGAGTTAGTGAAGGTTCAGCTGATAATCAGTATGACGAAAATATCAAAGACAAAGTAGGGAATGAGACGTTAAGGATCGGCGTAGCGGCAATCGCTAAATCTAAGCCATTCACTATTCTCTACATTCAAAATAACCTGCCATATGGCATAGCGCTTGAAAATGGTCACTCAAAGCAAGCCACCGACGGTGTGTATGCACCATCATTTCATGAGGTAATTCAAAGTAGACGATGACACTGACGGAAATTAGAAATGCCGTCATCACCAGAGTAACCACGCAAACCGCCATTCCTAAATCTGATATTCGTTATCCAAACGATAAGACGTTTGACACCAAAAACAAAAGTATCTGGGCTGAATTAACAGCAACCTCCAGCATGGGCGGAGCTGTGGAAATTGGCAATGGTGCTGTTGTTCAGCGCGGCGGTCTTGTTGTGATTAGACTGCATTCAGCTTTAGGTAAAGGCACCAAGGTAATCTATGAAACGGCGGATAAATTGCGAGAGCTTTTTGAGTTTAAAACCGATGGGTCACTGGATTATTTCGCGGTCGACTTGGTTGATGGTGGTGAGGTTAACGGCTTTTATCAAATGAATTTACACATTCCATATCGAGCACTATAAGGAGGCCTCCGTGAGTTCTGGAGCCAAGATAATCACGGCTTTTATCCGTGAAACAGCAACCGGAGTCACTCCAACAAGTGGCGTCTGGGATTTATTAACACGTACAAGTTATGGCGTAAAACCTACGCAGGGCACAGCAGATAATGACGAAATCGGCGGCTCACGAATGGCGCAAGGTAAGTCACTGACCACTGTTGATGTGGGTGGTGATATTGGCGCTAAATTTCGTTACGGTCAGCATGACGCATTCTTAGCCTCGTGCTTTGGTGCAGAGTGGGTCACTAACAAATTAACAATGGGTGACAACCGGATCACGTTTTCACTCGCAACGTTCGCATCTGACATCGGCGTGGCTTCAATTGCACGAGGCTGTCAAGTTGGGTCAATGCAAATTGAAATCCCTGCGGATGGTGATGCGACAGTAACAGCGACATTTGCTGGATTAGGCTTTGAGTCAAAAGGTGATGGCACCAAGTACCACACTGACCCTGTCGATAACGCGGGCAAGCTGCGCTACGGGTTCAAGGAGGTTACTAATCTTAAGCTCAACGGCGTGCAAGCTGGTAATGGGTTCTGTGTAGACTCAGCTAGCATTAGCTTTGATAACAACATGCAAACGCAGCGTTGTCTAGGTACCGGCTCGCCATTTGCAGGGGCGAACATTCCGACAACCTTTACGCCCTCAGGAAGTATTACACTCTCCTGGTCTAAAGCGGCGTGGGAAATCTGGAAGAAAACACTGACAGGTGAAACTATTCCATTTGAGTTCACGCTTCAAAATGCTGAGGGAGGCTACACATTTTCATTCCCTGCAGTACAAGTCGATGGTGATTGGCCGGATGGTGGCAACACTGATATCATTCAGGTGCAGCTCAATATCACAGCAGCCGATGTGCCGCCAACGATTACACGTATTCCTTCGGTTAAGCCAGACGGTAAGTAACAACTCTTGAAGCCCGTTAATTCGGGCTTTTTTACATCTAAGGGAAAGAAATGATTATCTTAAAAAATGCAGTAACTATCGACGCTACACAATGGATTGAGCCAATTAAGGGGCTGAAATTACTTATCGGCTCGATTGAGAATGAGCAGTATAGAGCGACTAGCGCGACTATTTACCGACATTTTGACCGTATCGACGCTAAGCAAAGCGTTGGCACGAATGACTTTGATATTTCAGCTATAGACATCAATCAAACGCCAGATGAATTACTAATGAATGCTGTTGCATACCATTTAATCAAAGACTGGCAGGGTGTTGGCGAGCTTAACGTAGACGGGAAAGAGGTTGCTATCAAATACTCACCAGACCACGGGATATCGCTGTTAAAGCAGCAGCCTGAACTTTACTGGAAGATTATCAATGCAGCTATTTTAGTTGGCAAGGAAGAAGCTGAGCAAGTCGATGAATCAGTAAAAAAGCCCTAGAAGCTCAAAAGTGGCTGGCTGAATTCGGCGGCGAGCTGGGAGAAAAGGCCAAATGGAAGCGCAAAAAGCTTGGGCTCCCAGACATCCCAACCCCAAAATTTGACGCCATCACTAATGAGCTGCTGCTCGCATACGGGGTTATATCTCGCGGTCGCAGGTATACCGGAATGACTGCTTGTCCGCTCCCAATATCCATTGGTGATATCGACCAGTATCTATCTGTTCGGGTATCATCTGTTAGTCGCAGAGAGTTTGAAGCGGTTATCTTTGCGCTTGATGACCACTTCCGCGATGGTTGGATGAAAGAGCAGGAAAGGAAGGATAAAAAATAGGGCAGTTTCCTGCCCTGTGATTCATGGGATAAGTTGCTCTTGTGAGCATTCATATATTCTAGCTAGTTTCTCTCTGGTGCGCTTTTGTGGCTTGTCAGAGGCTTCCCATTGAGAGACAGTAGATTGAGTTGTGTTGAGCATTTCAGCCACTTCTAGTTGTGATAGCCCACGATAAGTACGCCATGCAGCTAGCAATGACATATCTTGCTCAACCATGTATTTAATGACGCCATTTGGGTATGTGACATGTTCGCGCCCTGTTGGAGTATATGGGATTTCTTCCCACTCCTCTCCATCATCACTGATAAGCTTTTCATATTCAGCAAAAGGCAGAACAGCATATTCCGGCTCGCCATTTGCGTTATAGATAATTTGTATTGCCATGTTTAAGTTCCTGAAAAATGAGGAAATAGGGGAGCTAACTCCCCTTGTACGTTGTTGATGTTCTTCGAGCTACTGTCAGTATTTCACAGATTATTGGCTCACCATTCGTTACTTCAAAAATTACTCTGTAATTTCCAACTCTTAGCCTGTATTTTCCTTTTACAGCTTGAAGTTTTTTTATATCAAGCCTGACATTTGGGAACTGCTCTAATTGTTCGACCTTACTGTAGATTGCTTTTCTGTAACGAGTGTCAATTGAAAACATCTGATGCTTTGCTTTTTCAGACCACTCAACTAGTGCCATTTTTCCTCATATTGTTAAAGAGCGTTATTGCTTGATGTGATAATAATACGATTAAAATCTAATGTTGTCAATGACAATCTAATTAAAATCTAATTTATATGCGATTTGAAATGCGATATCAGCTTCATTGATTATGAATACAAATAATTAGAGGTAAACATGAACATAACGAAAGTCACACCCACCCGTAACCAACAGTGCCCATGCGGTAGCGGAGTTCGCTATAAGTGGTGTTGCGGGAAGTTGAAGTAGGAGGGTTTATGGCTGTTTCAAGTCTCAGTGTTATAAAGTTGCCGATAAAAGATCTGGGTAAATTTTTTTTACATGTTATATTTTTTCCATTAATAGCAATTTGGATGTTTTGGAAAGTACATATGGCTAGTAAAAAAGAAATACTTGAGGACTTGGTTCGGTACAGGTCAAAAGGTGACGTTTTATATAAAGACTTATACGATGTATCTACATCAGCGTTAAGGCTAATGTCAGAGATTGAACAAAGACTAAAACAACTTGGTACTGAAGAAGATCGAGCGCTTATAGAAAAAATCAATCAATTTGCTGAGAAAGTTATGGAGGCAACTGTTCACTCTAATGAATATGCTGATTCGTTACTAAAAGATTATGGACAAGCATTGAAGAAAATCGGCAATAGTTGAGAGATGGTGTATGACTGATTCTGTTAATAAAGCTCTGGACGGATTTGATAGATTGATTCATGTAAAGGAATCAAACTTTGCTGAGATGGATGCAGGCCAGCAAAAAGAAATATCTAGAGCAGATAATGAAGCCAGAGGGAAACTAACGACATTTTTTATCCGAGGTTTTTTTCTTTCAATTGCAGGTGGTTGTATCTTCGTTCTTTTTTATAACTATTGTGCGGTTTTATGGATGGAGTCATTGAGTGAAAAAGGAATGGCTGAGGCAGCAAGTAAGGTTTCTTTGCTTGAGCTAGATAAAGTTTTATCAATCATTATAAGCGCCCTTGGTACATCGCTAGGCTTCATCATAGGCTATTACTTTAAAGAAAAGAAAGGCTAACAACCCACTCCGGTGGGTTTTTTATTGCCTGAACTCTGCATCTACCATATTATCCATTGAGCTTAAGCTAAACTTATTAAGGCAATGGAATGAATAAATTACTAGCGTGTTTTTTTAGTATATCTATTTTAAGTTCTACTGGGTGCGTAACTGCGGCGGTTTGGGATTCTAACGCTGCAAAAGAGACCAAAACAAGGGTGAGTGTTGATTTAAAAGATAATATTGCATCGGCGTTTGAATATAAAGATATTAGCGTCAAAAATAAACTAACCAATCAAAAATTAAAAGATATTGAGCTTCCTACCTCAGGCTATGGTTTTTTAGGTGATAAATATATTTATATACTGACTAATGGCTCCGCTGAATTAATAGAATTAAATGAGTTGGTTAAAGTAATTCCATTGTCAGCATTTAATAACCCTGAGGGAGTTATCAGAATAGAGATAAAGCCAGATGAGCGCAGAGAAGGATTAGTAAAATTTAATGACGACTACTTTGTTTATATAGATAAAAAGTACACGTTAAGCCCGGAGCAAGAGGAAAAGCTTAAGGATTTTGGTTTTAGTGAAAGGCGATTTGATAATGATAAGTCATGGGTTAAAACAATCCCGATAAGTGGCTATCTATTCGATAGAAATGGAATAGCTCTTCCATCAGCACCTAATGCTAAGTTAAACCAACCATATAAGGTTGAGTTTTATACTACAGAGAAATACGAATCGCTTAGTGCTGGCAAATTAGCTGGTAATGTCATGATTACACCATTTACTATTGCTGCTGATATTATTGCGACGCCAGTGTTACTTATAATGTATGCGAAGTATGTGAATAAGTAGTGAACAGATAGCAAAAACATTGGTTAGGTCGCTTATGCGGCCTTTTTGTTCACTTCAATTTACACTCCCGCTAAGCTACCATTACTGAAACTAATTAATGGGATGGTGAGATGAAAGGATGTGTAGTAGCTAGCTTGCTAATAATGATGTGCTTTGATTCTGTTGCTGAAAGTAATAAAAATACCGCTCCATTCGGGTTTAAATGGCAAGAATCGGTAGATAAAGTCAAAGAAAGTATTTCTGGCAATTACATCATTGTTAGCGAGGAAATTAGTTGCCCAATAAGCAAGTTAAAACTAATTAAGGCTAATGAAGAATATGCAGGCAGTTGGGTGTATGAATTAGGGTTCTTTACTCCAAGGTCAGGCGATAAGTTCATTGGATTGAACGAGGTTAGCTATAGCAAATCATCAAAAGATAAAAAAGCTATTGATGAGGATTTTAAAAATGTACGGGCTGAGCTCACAAGCCGCTATAAAGAAAAAACCAACGAAAACAATACATCAGATGAAATGTCATTCACCTATGATAGTCCTTACGTAACTGGTTTACTCGCATACGAGGATGGCTATGCAGGATGGCAGGTAACCGCGATTGTACTAAACACGCCGACTTTAGATAGAAAAGAGTGGGCAGAAGTGTACGATAAGGCAAAATCTCAGTGCTTTAAGCAGTAAGGTAAATAGTTGGTACTAATCTCAGCCTAGCCCACACATAGCCCAAGGATGGGCTTGTAATCTCATTACGCCTCTTAACTGAGGTCTTTTGCTTTGCTGTAAATAAGATCAGTAACGCTAATGGTAAATTTGATGCTTTAATTAAGGCAATACTAATTTAAATTAAGGCGTTAAAAATGTCTAAGAATGAAAAATCAGCACTACCTAAGAGTAATGATTTCAGAAGCTATTTAGCTGACGGGTTTGGGATAGTGAGAGCGGCTAGTAATAATATCGATTTTTATGACATTATTTTTATGAAGGGCGAAACAACTCCTATAATAGCTCATGATTTCAGAGAAGATCCTAATGGTAGAATGACAATGGAAAAGCGAGTTGATGTGAATCATGTTTGCACCGTTAAATTAACAAGAAGTCAGTTGGTCACCATGAGGGATATGATTGACGTAGAGCTCAAAAAGAATCCTGCTGAGTAATTCCCATGAAGGAAAAAAAGAAAGAAGCATTAAATTGCGTTATTGGTGTCGATGATGGCAATAGTGATTCGTTCGCTTATGCATTTACTGGTGTGGATAAAGATCTAGTGATGAGTGCTGTTATGTCGCTAGGATATGGGGCATCGTTAGGGCACGCAGTGCAAGGAAGCGTGCAGCAACCGGAGTCAAAGCCTATGAGTGATAAGAACATAACCAAGACAGAGATTGATGCGCTGTTAAAAGCAAATAAAGCCGAAGTTGATGTTGTTGCAGCGAATATGCGCGAAGAAATGGCTAAGTGGCGAGAAGAACAAAATGCTCAAATGAGCAGGGTTATAACCACACTATCAGTTCTTGATGTGAAATTGGATGAAAGATATGAAAATCAAAAAACATCCACAACTCGAACTCAGTGGCTTATTGGCATCGCAATAGCAGTTGCAGCTCTAGCTCCAGCGCTTATCGGTATATTTAAAACTGATCCTGTGCAGCAATTGCAGCCAACGGTGATATATGTTCAACAGCCAGCACAGCAAGCAATTGAACCACCAAGTATTCAAAAGCCTAATTAAAACTAACCTGCCTATGCAGGTTTTTTTATATCTGTTGTTTGCTTTGTTTTGCACCCACCTCGGGCTATCATAAGGTAAATTAATAATACAAATAGGTGATGGGATGAAGTGGCTAGGTAAAACAATTCTAATTATTGTTGTTACATTTTTATCTACAGTAACAATGGCTGATGAATGTGTTGGTGATTATTCTTATCAAACATGTGCGAAATCAAGCATTAACGCCAATGGTGATGATGTTATCGAGTCATATGATACTGAAGGTAATTCGTATTCAATAACTTCAGGGTCAAGAGAATATTCAGATGGTTCATCTGAAGTTTTTTCAGTTGATAGTGAAGGCAATGAATACTCAATAAAAAGCTGGTGTGATAATTCTGGTTGCCATACTTCTGATAGTGAAGGCAATACGTGCACAATAACTAGCTCTGGCGAAATGATAGGCTGCTAAATGATAAAGAAAATACTAGCGATATTTATTATTTTAATAATTGGAATATCCATCTTTGCATACAATAAATTAACAATATTCACTGTCCAGCCTATTGGGGCAGTACCTGATGGCGTCACTATTGTTATGTGGAAAAAAGGTGATATGCGATTCTTTGAAAGTCCAGATGGGCTGTGTATGCAAAGGGTTGGCAGTGTCAGCTTGTTATGTAGAATGTCGATGTTAGGAAGTGCGATTGACAAAGATAATATCATTATCGGGCTTCCATATAGTGAATATGCATATTTAAAGTCAACTAATGACAGAAAATTTGATAGGTAATGGGATGAAAAGAATATTAGCAGCAATCGCACTGGCTGCATTGATTACAGGCTGCGACAGCAAACCTGATGCCCCGTTCGGCTTGAAGTGGGGGCAGAGCATGGATAGTGTGAGTTTTATTAAAGATGGCGATTGTGAGAAAGAAGGAGGCGTAACTACATGCACATTTGATAATCAAAGGCCCTTTAATGAATGGACTTTTTCAAATGAGTTAAAGTTTGATAGAGATGGTCTTGTTGAGATTGTATCGGCCTTTGTTGGCATCGAAGATCATGGCCCTAGTTTTAAAAACTTTAAAGATAAGCTTAATAATGAGACAGAGTTTTTACTAGTGAATGGATTTGACAGAGAAGTTTTAAATAAAATTAAGCAAAGATGCGAAGATAGCGATACATGTGATAAAACAAATGAAAGAGCTAAATTATCAATAGGTAACACCAGCCTCTGGATAACAACCGAGTCAACAAAAAGTCCAATAGGTATAGTTACATTTACTAGGTAGTTATACAAACATACAACTATGACCCTGCCAACTGGCGGGTTTTTTGCATTCTAGGAGATGGAAAATATGATCATACATTCAGCTTATGTTCATCCAAATGGCTTTTTTGTGTGTGCCAATAGAGAAAGTGACTTTTGGGTATTACTGAGTAGGTCATTAGGGTGGGGGCGATTCACCAAAGCATCTACCGGAACATCTCGGCCAAGTATTTTTGAATTAGTGGAAGTGCGCTCGGCAGAGCTAGAACCGCCTTCACCGTTAATTCATTCGTCAAATGTATTATGGCACTTGACGGAAGCTCTCGAAGTTTTGCTATCAGTCCCGTCTTCTCAGCTTCGGGCATATTTGAAGCAATGACAAATGCCTCCAGTTGCGATAGGGTTTCAGAGTGAATTTTAATAATTTGAATGTTAAGGATCGAGCTAAGACCTCCATCCTCTCTTAAAAAATCAATTCCTTTACTTGTTATGTTGGTTTTGTGTGTATTTATTTCGACATAACCGCCAAAATAAAATTCAAAATCGGTGTCAATTAGGTCATGACCTTTTAAGTATTGAAGGTTAGCAACTAGGTTATTCATTGATCCGAGTTTCTCAGCGAATTTGTTAAGTTCTTCTTGTTCTGGCGAGTTTGGTGCTAAGTCATATAGGAATTGCAGTAACTCTCTTTGGAGCGCTCTATCGTATTTATCAGCCATTTCTGCACCATATTTTAGTTATGTTGAGGCGTCACTATAGAGTGAATACGACTGATTAAACATACTGATATTTGATCAGTGCCCGTCCTTGGGCTGGGTGGTTATTTTTTTAATGACAACCCTCTTTTCATGATAAGTAGGTCTCTTATTTTTTCATTATCATTCTTTATTCTGTGCATAAGAGCGTCAATAAGTAGGTCTATCTTTTCATCTTTATCTTTAAAGTCATCCAGAGTAAATCCATCGAAGCCGTCACTAGCCTCGCTTTCGGTTATTTCCTTAAATAACTTATGAAACTCTGTATCAACTTGTAATGATTCAGGGCCAATTAATTTATCATTCAATATTTGAACAATTTCAGAATTCATAGATCTTCCATACTTATCAGCACGATCAGAAATAGCATCACGCATGCCATCAGGAAGTCTAAGCATAAATTTATCATGAGCAGCTACTGGCTTTTTTGTCATTTCATCACCTCAAAATAATTTCTTATTTAATAGTAATGGCATATTGACATTATGTAAACACAAGTCATAATGACATCATGTCACTGAGGTATTATTAATGAGGTTAACATGAAGGATTCAAACAAAAATAAAAAGAGTGAAAAAGTGCAGTTGAGAACAACTGAATACCTAAAAAATCAAGTATCTAAACTAGCTAATGAGGATGGGATTTCAAAAAACTCAATAATTAATCAGGCAATAGCTTGGTATGTGGAAGAGAGGGAAAAGCGTGCAGCATAATAAAAAGAAAGCCCCAATTGCGCGAACAATTGAGGCCAGTTGCCAAATAAACCGCGTAGGAATAAATGACATGAACATTGTAGCTAAAACAGACTTAACTTTCCAGAACATTACTTTTGAGCCAATTTGCCATGATGGGGCAACTTGGTTTACCTCAACTCAATTAGCTCAGGCTCTTGGATATAGCCGAACAGATAATATTAGTAAGATTTACTCTCGTAATTCTGATGAGTTTACCTCGTCAATGACAACCACCGTCAAAATGACGTTGGTTAGGAAAACTGGTGAAGTTGATGTAATGGTTAGAGTTTTTTCTTTACGCGGCGCTCACCTGATCGCAATGTTTTCTAACACTCCTGTAGCAAAAGAGTTCCGTAAATGGGTGTTGGATATTTTAGATCGCGAGGTTGAGTTAGGTAATCATTCACCAGTATTTAATTATCACTACCCAATTGAATCAGCTGATGTTCATGACCGTAAGTTTGATAACGCATGGTTAACGCCTAGCAGCTTGATTGACAACGAAAACCCTGCGCCAGAGCTTGATTTGATAGAGCAATTAGAGCGTGATGGTTTTGATGTTACTGGTGCAAAGGTTCGTATTCATGCATTACATAACAGCGCTAAACAAGCAGTGCAAATTGAAGAGTTGTTTGTGGACACAAAGAAAATTCTACACCGATTGAAAGATAGCTTTGATATTGGCTCAAGACTAGGAGGTGCAAACGTAGTATTTGAAGGTAAAGACAAAGGAGTGATGATTAGTGGTAACAAAAAAAGAAATATCGGATGTCATTAAAACAGAAAAGCCAATAGTTACGAGCTATTGGCTAATCCCAAACTAAACCAGAAGGAAAAGTTTCATGAGTCAAATTACATTAACAAATTATAATTCAGTTGTCACGCAGAACAATTTTCAGGTGCCGGAGGTCTACTACCGTCAACAGAAGGTGATCACTACTGAGTCACTGGCTATTGGTTATGGTGCGACTGATAAGATGGTCACAAATAACTTCAGTCGCAATAAAGACAGATTCATTGAAGGGAAACACTATTTTTGGGTTGACGGTGAAGAATTACAGCAACTTAAGAGCTGCCCCTCTTTAAGAGGTTCAGTTAATAAATACACTAGAAACCTTATTCTCTGGACTGAGCGCGGAGCATCACGCCACGCTAAAATGCTAGAGACAGACCAAGCATGGGATTATTTCGAACTACTGGAAGAAACCTATTTTACATCACGTAAAAATACTGGCTTGCCTGTTAACTATATTGAAGCGCTAGAGAACTTGCTTCAATCCGAGAAAGAAAAGGCTGCAATTGCCGCCGAACGTGACCGCGCAGTAGAAACCAAAGCGTGGATTGGGGATAAGCGCCAAGCAACAGCAATGGCTACTGCATCAAAGGCTGTTCGTGAAAAGAATGCGCTAGCTGAAAAGATCGGCGAAAGTAAAAAACATGCCACTGTCTTATCTGTAGAGAAGAAACTCGATAAAAAGTTTAAATGGCAACCACTGCGTAAGTGGTGCAAAGAAAATGATGCAACACCAATGGAAGTTCATGACGACAGGTACGGCTCAGTAAAATCATGGCCTGCTGAAGCATGGAAAGCGGTTCATGATGTTAACTTAGCTAAACTGTTCTAGCTACACATAGCCCAAGGATGGGCTTGTAATCTCATTACGCCTCTTAACTGAGGTCTTTTGCTTTGTTTTGTTCTTTGCGTTAGTTACCATGGAGTAAAACTAGCAGGGGGTAGCGTGAAGAAAATCTTATTAAGCACTTTTTTTGTATTAGGTTCATTTCTGTCAATGACTGCCAATGCAGATGGTGTTGATGATATGAATGAGTTGAAAGAGATGATATGCAAAACGCACAATAATAAAGAGGGCTGTGAAAAATTGTTACAAACAGCATTAAGCGTTCCGTATGGGTACGGAAAAATCGCGAGGATGTGCGATCTGTGGGAAAAGAATGATGGAATACCCGAGAAAGAAAAGGAAAATTGTAATAACGTAAGCAAATTAGATGATTATTTTGGTATTAAAATCAAATAATTTATAGTGCTAAGCCAATAAATGAACCTCGCTAACTAGCGGGGTTTTTTTCGTTATAAGGAACAACAAATGTCAGAACAGACTTCAAGATTAGCCATTATTTTAGATAGTGCAGGGGCGAAGCGCAGTGCAGACACTCTCGCAACATCGTTAGAAAGGTTAACTTCTCAAGGCGAGAAAGCCTCAAATTCAACAGATGATTTAGGAATTTCATTTAAGCGATTAGCAACATCGGCAGCCGGTGCCATGTCAATTGGCTTAGTTGTTAAAACTGTTGATGAGTGGGGACAAGTTGCCGCACGGATGAAGAATGCATTGAAATCTGTCGAAGGTGATATTAAGAACTATGCCTCTATTCAAGAACGATTTTTAGCGATTAGTAACCGTAATGGTAAAGATATTGCAGACACGCAGCTACTCTATATTGGCTCCGCCACCGCAATGCAAGAACTTGGATACAGCACAACTCAAACGGTTGATTATATTGAATCGCTCTCATCCGCAATGACTGCGAATGCGTCCAGTGTAAATGAAGTCTTATCGATGCAGAACGCATTAAATAAAGCTCAGATTGCTGGTAGGGTTGCTGGTGAAAACTGGAACTCAATAATGAATGCAACGCCTACCTTACTTGGCGATATTGCAAAAGAGCTAGAAAAGCAAAATGGGGGCATTAAAGTTACTGAGATGGAGGTGAAGAAGCTCGCATCAGAAGGTAAGGTATCATTTAAGTTATTCGCTGACTCGGTAATGGCTGCTAAAGAAGCTAATAATGCTCTAGCTGATTCAATGGATAACACTGTTGCAGATGGCTTTTCTCGAGTGACTAACTCCGCTAAAGCTTATTACGGAGAGCTTAACCAAAGCCTAGGTATCACACGCTCAATGTCAGCAGGGCTTGCAGGGCTGAGTGATAATTTTGGAGCTGTATCTACCGTATTAACGAGTGTGGTTGGTATAGGTGCTGCGCGATATTTAGGTGAATTATCAAACAAGACGCTAGATTCAGCAAAAAGCGCTGTTAGAGCGGCTACAGACAATAAAAAATTAGCGGTGGAAAAGGTAGCAACTACCAAGGCGACTATTGCACAAATACAGAGTGAGAAGTCCCTTGTTATGACATCTCAGCAATCACTTAACGCGCAGCTGGCAGCCGCAAAAGCAGAATCACAGAGGGCATCGTTAAGAAAGCAATTGTCTGCTAATTCAGTAGAGTTAACGGCATTGACCAAAGCAGAGACGGCTGCAACAAATGAACTTGCAGCAGCGCAGACTCGATTGAATGGGGCTTCCCGAGCGCTTAGTGGAGCTGTAAATGTACTAAAAAGCGGATTAGCTTTAGTTGGTGGGCCTATCGGATTTGCTATGCTGGCTGGCGCGGGTCTTTATTATTACTGGCAGCAAGCCGAGCAAGCTAGAGAGAAAACTAGAGATTTTACCAATGAAATTCCTGATTTAATTAGCAATCTAAAAAAATTAAACAAGGTTGAACTTGATGCAACCTCTGTAAAATTAATCAAAAACATCAATCAACTTAAAGAGGATTTATCAAGTGCCGATGAGGGAATTGAAAAATTAAAAGGAACATATGCAAGGGCGCAGAAGGTTGTCGATTCTGGTAAAGGTCTATCTTGGGATAGACAAGAGGCGATTGATGCGGCTAAAAAAGCCTCTGATGATTTAAAGCTGGCATATGCAGAGCGACAAGCGATAGTAACCAAACTATCTTTAGCTGAAGAAGCCGAAGGTAAAGTAAACCAACAGCTAGCAAGCACTATTATTGACCAAATGCAAGCCACTCGACAGCAGCAAAACGCATTGGAGTCTGTCGAACCTAAAGTAAAAATGCTTGCTGATGCTCAATCATTTCTAGCGCAAAAACTAGGCATTTCAACTAATGCGATGAGGCAATTTAACGCTCAGTCATTACTGTTGAATTACGGTGGTGAAGATGCGAATAAGCTTATTGAAGGAATGAAGCAGCAGGTTGAGCTATCTAAAGTTGCGGGTAAGGCGAGAGCGCAATTAGCAGCAGAACAGGCGGCTAAAAGGTCTGGTGCAAATGGTGATGGTATTAAAGAAGCCAGAGAGTTAGCTGGCATTGAATACGACAATCTAGAGAAACAAAAAGAGCTAAATAAAACCTCGGCTCACTCAGAATCCTCAGCCCAAAAAATGCTATCCACACTGAAAGAGCAGCAGGCAGTTCTAGAACGCCAAAGAGTAGCCAGTGACAAACTAGGCTCACAGGCAGAGGCATTAGAGAAATTCGAATACCAGATTTCAGAGTTAAAGAAGAAAAAGTCACTCACTGCTGATGAAAAATCATTAGTTGCAAATCAGGCGCTAATAAAATCTGAAATGGAGCGCAATGTCCAACTTGAGCAGCTAATCAGAAACAAAGAAGCCGAAGCCAAAATTGCAGCCTACAACAAGCAACTCATGGAAGAAACCGCACAAGCACAACGAGCTTACACGATGGAGCGTGAGGGTGCAGGAATGGGTACGTTATATCGCAGTCGGCTACAGGAGGAATTACGGCTTAAAGAAGAATATCTCAAGAAGCAAGAAACGCTAACAGCACAGTTTAATGATAAATCAACTGGCATCACTCAAGAGATGTACGATAAAGAATCTCAAATTATCAAGGGGGAATTGGATAAACGCATTGCAATGATGCAAGACCACTTCAATCAACAAGATGTTTTACGTCAAGATTGGAAGCTAGGCGTTAGCGAAAGTTTCCGCAACTATGCAGAAACAGCGAGGCACTACAGCCAGCAAGCCGAGAACTTTGTGACCAACTCACTTAACAATATGACTGACGGTTCAGCAAATGCGCTGACTGATATCGTGACCAATTCTAAAAATGCGTTTGACTCTATTGGTGATTTCTTTGGTGATCTGTCTAAATCAATCATCAAGGACTTAATCCGTATTGCCATTCAAGCTCAGATTACAAATGCGATATCAGGGTTGTTCCCTATAAGTGGTGGAGGTAATCCTAAGGGCTCATTTGATGCTGGACTCAAAGGGCTGGGGTTATTTAGTTCTGGCGGCTACACAGGTAACGGAAATAAATACGACCCGCGAGGTATTGTACATGCCGGTGAATTTGTATTTACAAAAGAGGCTACAGATAGAATTGGGGCGGATAATCTCTATAGGATGATGAACTCGGGCGGCACATCGTCTGGAAGCATGACCCCTGACGCGTATGCAATGAAGAATATTCACCCAGCTAATCAAACAAACAACACCACAAATAATGCTAGTAATAGCACTGAAAGCAATAATGAACAGAGCGTGACATATGTAATCAATCAAACCGTTCAAGTATATGGTAACGGTGAAAAAGCACTGGCGGAAGTAGTTAAAGTCGCTGCAAATAGAGGTGCGAAGGCCGCAGTTGCAGAAATTCAGCGTGACTTTGCGACTAATGGAAAAACAAGGAAACTATTAGGGTAATAATTTATGTCTGTTATCGAATGGCCTTCTGGTGTTAACCCTAGCGAAATGTCATGGCGATTAATTAGTAACAGTAAAACCTTCACCTCAGTATTCACTGGTAGCTCTCAAACAGTACGTTTCCCCGGCAGTAAATGGCATTGCTCACTCACTTTCACAAACTTAAATGATGACGAATCCAGAGAGCTAGAAGTTCTCATGGCTTCGCTTGATGGTGAAAGTGGGCGTGTGAAACTGTCTCATTGGGCGCGAAAGGGTGTAGCTAATATGGGAACGCCTTTGGTTGGTGCACCAAATCAAACGGGTCGTTATCTGCAAACTAAAGGCTGGAAGCCGAACGTGAATGTGTTGAGAAAAGGGGATTATCTTACTGTTAATAACGAACTCAAAATGGTGACCGAGAATATTAAAAGTGATGCTAACGGGAATGCTGTCATTGCTATTTCACCAATGCTTCGATATTCACCAGCACTTAATGAGAGAGTAGAGGTCGCCAAGCCTTATGGGATTTTCAAACCAGTTGATAATGAGCAAGGTGATTTTCAATTCCATCCTTACTTACTATCAGATGTTTCACTTGAATTTGAGGAGGCGCTTTACTAATGATTTACCATCCATTTTCTGACGGCATGGTTAACGCTATTAATGAGGGTTGCTACTTGGTCGCAGCAGCAAAACTAGATTTAAAATCTGGTGTAACGTGCGTACACACAGGAACAGGAAACCTGATTATTGCAGGTGAAGTCTATCAAGGAGTTGGGCAATTTGGGTCGATAGAATCCGTAAAGGAGGGGCTATCAACAAGTCCAACTCAATTGCTCTTGTCGCTAAGCGGTTTTGACTCAAAACTCGTTGGTGAAGTCTTGAATGAGCGCAGTCGAGGACGTGATGTGCGTCTAATGCTGGTCGCTATCAATGAAGAAGACGGCAAGCCTATGCTCGCAGATATTATCTTTGCAGGTCAAATCGCTAACATGAGCGTCACTACAGGCGAAGATAATTCGATAGGACTAACGGTGTCAAATCGCTTTGAACGCTGGTCACTTGGGATTCCTGACCGATTTACTGACGAATCATGGTCTAAGCGCCACAACGGAGACCGAATATTTCGATATGTTGCTCAGATGGCTGAGCGTGCAATTTATTGGGGCAGCAAAAAAGATGCTCCAGCGTTTATTTATAAATAAGTACTAAAACAAATCTGTACACAAAGCCTCTTAACTGAGGATTTTTTACATTTGGAGGTAAGTAAATGCGACATCCTCAATGGGCTACACGATTACCTGAGACTTTAAGGGCGGCAATGAGTCGCCCTTTTTCATGGGGTGAGCATGACTGTTGTTTGTTTGCCGCTGATTGTGCAATTGCTGTTTGCGGCGTTGATATCGCCGAGAAGGTTCGCGGCAGATATAAAACGAAATCAGGTGCTCTGCGAGTGTTAAAAACTGAATTTGGTAATTTAGAGCATGGATTGTCTGGTTTCTTTGTAGAGATAACCCCAGATAAAGCTTCTCGCGGTGACATTGTTATGTTCGATGGTGATGACGGGAAAACACTGGGGGTTCTATGGGGAAGTAAATTGTGGGCAGTAACTGAAAATGGCGCAATGCCGGTTAATCATAAGCCAATAAAAGCGTGGAGGGTCGAATAAATGGGTAAAGTCGTATCGAATATCGTTTCGACTGGCTTGATGATAGCTGGCGCAATGATGGGGGGGCCGGCAGGTTGGGCGATGATTGCGGCGGGCATGGCAACTCAATTTGCTGGGTCCGTGCTTTTCAAGGACAAGCAACCGTCTGGATATCGCGATCAATCTGAACGCAAGCAAATGTTACGCTCTGCGGTAGCTCCTGAAACTATCATTGTGGGTAAAACAGTTTGCTCAGGGTTACTGTTTTTTGCAGAAGAAGAAAAAGGTGAGCAAACAGAAAATGAGCGTTTATTTCTAGCTTTAGCTCTTGCAGCACATAAAGTTGACCGTATTGGCCAGATTTGGCTTAACGATGATTTAATCGGAACCTTTGGTGACAAGGCGAGTTATGAGTTTCATAACGGACGCACTGAATGCGATCCGTATATGCTAAAAAATGCCCCTTCATGGAAATCGGACATGATAGGTGAAGGTCTGGCATGGCTACGTTTAACGTTGAAATATGATGCGGAAAAATTCCCGTACGGCGTCCCGAACGTTAAAGTCGAAGTGTGGGGCAAGCAAATTTATGATCCGCGCAAAAACCAGACCGTTTGGAGCAATAACGGCGCGTTAATCGTCCTTGATTTTTATCGTAGCTACCTAGGTGTTTCTGATTCAGATATTGATTTCGAAGCGTTCAAAGTTGCTGCTGATTTATGTGATGAACCTGTGGTTTCTCCTGAGGGAGTTAGCGAATCTCGATACACCATCAATGGCGCTTATGAGTTATCAGAATCACCGTCATCCATTTTAGATCATATGCACAAATGCATTGCTGCTGAGCCAACTTATGTTGCTGGCAAACACGGTATTTTGATGCAAGCTTACAACGGCCCCGCTGTTTTACGTATCGAACCTAACCAAATTATCGATACTGTAAATATTACACCAGAGCTAGCGTTACGTGATGCCACCAATGCGATTTACGGAACATTTATTGATTCTGAGCAGCAGTATATCCAGACTGATTTCGAGCCAGTAGTGATTGACGAATGGGTTGATGAAGATGGTTTGGAAATTAAAGAAAACATGGATTACCGCTTTGTCAGTAGCCCATATCAGGCCAGCCGGCTAGCTAATCTTTATTTACGTAAAAAACGAGCAGGTCGTCGCGTTCAATTAAAAATGAATATGGATGGGTATGCCTACCGACCAGGAGATGTGGTTCTATTAAATCTGCCGCATATTGGCATTCAAAATCTTGAGTTTCGGGTTGCTGAGTGGAAGTTCCACCCTCAGGAGGGAGTTGATATTCTCCTCGAGGAGGACGGAGCTTATATTTATGAAGATATTATCGGGAAACCTTTTGTTCGACCACCATTTACAGTACTGCCCACTGGCGGAGTAGCGCCACCGCTTAATCTTGCGTTTGTGGCCACTAATATCGGGGATGTCGTTCAAGGATATTTGAGTTGGCAATCAGCCGCTGCGGATGTTCGCTATAGCACCGTGAACATTATTGAAAACGGTAAGGTTATTCAATCTATTCAGGTCCCTCATGATCGCGTTGATTTATCGGGCCTTGTGCGAGGCTCTTATCGTGCTGAGGTTCGTTCGATTAATGCCGCTGGGGCAGTGTCTGCACCGGCTATTGTTGATTTTGATATCCAAGCACCGCCACAGCCGGTTAGTGTTGAAATGGTTGGCGGTATGTTCTCATTAACATGCATCCCGCACGGCGGAGAAACCGCGCAACATGGCTATACGTTTGAATTTTGGTTCAGCGATAAGAAGCTGACCAGCACGAATGATCAGGATGTAACAACAAAAGCTAACCGCCAAGGCCAAGGGCAATTTTGGACAAAAGAGAATTTAAAAGCCGGCACTGATTATTGGTTTTATGTTCGAACCGTTAACAGTTACGGTAAGTCGCAATTTGTAGAGGCTGCAGGGCAAGCAAGTGGCACACCGAAAGACATGATAGATGAGCTGGGGAATAACTTCCTCACTACCGAAGCTGGCAAAATCATGCAAGACCAAATCGGTGATATCGCACTCGAACAGCTAGAAATCAAACACGACATTATTGATATCAACAATAAGACTGTTGCGCTTGATAACAGAGTCGTGCAAATCAACACGGATGTCGGGATTGTCAGCGAAGCTGTGTTGCAGAATACGATTTTTACGACTCAATTGAGTTTTAAAATCAGTGAAGAGAAAGCTGATCGCAAAGCTGAAATATTTAGGCTTGAGCAAGTGCAGGTTACTGATAGAGAAGCCGCTGCACGCTGGCAAGAGCAAATTAGTGTCAGTGTCGCATCAAACACGTCATCAATCCTCGAAGTCAAAGAAGCGCAAGCGACTTATGAGGAAGCAAGTGCTAAGCAAATCAATCAAGTGAAAGCGGATGTTGAAGGTGTTACAGGGCGTGTCACAGAAGTTGAAACAGCAACGGCAACGCTAACAGAAGCACAAGCTAAGTTTGAGCGCAGCACTATTGCTCAATTTGAAGAGCATCAAAGCTATATTACTCACATCGAAACGTCAGTATCAAACGTCGAAATGTCAGTATCAGAAGCACTGATGCAAACAGCCGCACAATTTACTTCCCTGAGTGATAAGCAGCTTAAATCCGAAGCGAAAATCACGAAGAATGAGAAAGCCATTGCGACAGAAACTGAAGCGCGTGCAGAAATGGGCGTGCAGATTGACGCTCGCTTTAATGATGCTGAGGGTGCAATTGTCAGACTCGATGAAGCTCAAGCCGAGCAAGATAAATCACTCGCTAAAACAACTGAGCAACTCCGCGCAGAAATCAAAATTGGTGACGATAAGTTACAAGAAGGTATCGACGAGCAGGTCCGTGAATTATCGAAAGTCAGCAGCAGTATAGACGAGCAAAAACTCGTTATTGCAGAGCTCGATAAAACGCTAACAGAGGTTACGCAGCAATCAGCATCACGCTTTGATGATAACGAAGCATCAATCAACAGCATCCAGCGTACGCAAAGTGATACTGAGATGTCTCAAGCTGAAACGGCTATGCAGCTATCTGCTCAGCAGTTTGACCAGAGTACTCAACTGCTACGTGCAAGAGCATCTATCATTCGTATTGATAAAGCTGTTGCTGATAATGATCGCGCTTACGCTCAGACATTTGAGCAAATTTCGACTCAATTCAACGATGTTAATTCTAGTATTACGACGCTTAAGAAATCAGTTTCTGATAATGAAAAGGCTCAAGCGGAAACAAATGAGCTCATTAAATCGGAAATTGGGGATAACAAGTCGGCTATAGAACTTCGTGGCCAGACTGTATTCGATCACCAAGGAAATGGTTCGGCAGTTTATACAATCAAGACGGGCATTTGGTGGGATGGTCAATATTATGACGCCAAATTTATGATGGGCGCTGAAGTTAAAAATGGCAAAGTCGTTACACAGATTGGTTTTAGTGCGGATACCTTCGGTATTTTCAATCCCAAAAGTGGCAAGTTAGAACCTGTTTTCTTTGTCGAAAACGGACAAGTATTTATCAATGACGCATTCATTAATCAAGCGACGATTGAAAAGCTATTAATTGGCTCGACGATTAAATCTAAAAACTGGGAGCCTGCTGCCAAAAAGGGTCTTATGTTGGATTTTGAAAAAGGAAAGTTAATCGCAAATGACGCTGAAATTACGGGAACTATCTACGCTAAGGATGGGGAATTTAATGGCACTGTCTATGTTCATAAGCTCATCGGTGATAATGCAACAGCGACGGTATACAAGCAAGTCACAAAAAGAGAAACCCACGGAAATACATATGACCAAGCTATTGAAACCTCGGTTATTTACGTAGGTGGCATGCCTTATGATGTTGATTTATTAATGCCAACCATGCAGTTTGAGTCTACGGGCTCATATACAGATGCAATAGCAAATGCGTATGTTAGCGTCATTATTGATGGTGTTACATACACACCGCAAACGACGACAGTAAAAGGGGGCAAGGATTGGAGTTTAATATGTTCATTATATGTGACAATTCCAGCCAGCAAGAAAGATGTGAAGATTACAATTAAGTATATTACATATCATAGTGGAGGATGTGACACAAAAATTCATCCCGCAATGATAATCGCATGTAAGCATAATTCATCCTCATTTAAATAATTCAAGAGTCATACACAAGACGCCGCTTAATTGCGGTTTTTTTACGTCCAAATTTTAAGGAAATACTATGTATAGCACGGGTAAAATCACAACAACAGCAAACAACACAAAAGTCATTGGTACTAACACAAAGTGGAAAGATAACAATTCACTCGTCTCACCCGAGCAGGTTATTTTAATTCAGAACGGCGCAACTATTTACATTAACAGTATTGCATCAATTCAAAGCAATACTGAAATGACATTAAGCTTTCCAGTTCCTGCTGCTGTTAAAGATGCGACATATAACATCTTAACAACCATGGTCCATTCCGTATCAGACGCCGCAAATAAAATCGTCGCAATGAATAATGCTAACGTGCAGTTCAGCGACATACTGAATCGCTGGGCAACAGAAACGGGCACAATTACGGTTACATTACCGGATGGAACTACTCAGCAACTACGCACAGCGAAAGAGCAAGATAAGCTGTTAGATGGAAAGTTGGACACAAATAAACCTGAAGCAAAAGGAGCGTTAACAATAAAGGCGGTAGATGATTACGCAGGACTCACACTAACAAAAGGGTCTGATGAGCGCGTGAAGTTAGAAACGTTAGTTGATTCAGCAACAACAGCGCTAAATATTGTTTATAGAGATGCTGCAGGTAAAAACGTCTCAATTGTGGGTATACCGAAAAAGTCGGGTATAGCGATGTTAGTCGGTGAAAGCGGTATCGGCGTAGCCTCTTACGAAGAAAAGGGGGCGGGAGATCGAAACGAAAGCCGCTTTATTCAGTACGGTAGTACACCAGTAGCAGCAAGTCAGGGGTACCCGGGGGCGGGTGGTGGTATTCAGATTAGTTATACTGCAAGCCGTCGAGCTCAAATTTTTATGTCACGATCTCCTGAGAGATTGCATTATAGGTTTTCCGACATTGAAGGTGTGGATCTGACGACAAAATGGAAAGAAATTTACTCGACAGCGAATACGACTAAGGACTCAAACGGCAACTTAAAAGCCGCATCACCAATTGTTAAAGTCTTTGCTGACCACATCGAATCAAATGAAGAGTCAGAGGGCGTCGAACTCAAAAAACTACACACAGGCATCTATCAGCTCAAAAACGTACTGGGCATGCACTCGGATGCAAGCTGGGGCGGCATTAACGGCGGTATCACAATTCCGTCTGGCATTAATCAGTTACCGCTCGTCTATGCCGATTATGATGTACTGGTTGCGGGTGAGCGGCATCCATTCAACGGCGAATTAGTGACGCAAAACGAACACGGTGACATTGTTATCTATACATCCTATCGCAAGCACTTCGATTTACCGCAAAACGTTCAATACGCTCATTTAAAAACGTACCCAGAATTTACTAAGGTAGTGAATGATGAGCAAGTAGAGTTAGAAAACGGTGAGCCGGTTGATATCCCGAATGGTCACTGGATTGACGTACGTGTAAACATGCCTAGTAACTCTATCTACAATCAAAAGCAAGCTGAAGCTGAAGCACATGCAAAAGAAGAGGCTGAGCGATTATCGCAAGAAAACTTACTTGAAGATTAGCATTATTAGCCCCTTCTTCGGCATATCAAAGAGGGGCTAAACGCATTATCTTTTCAAAGAAAGATGTCATTATCCTTGTGGACAGTAGGGTTAAATTACATTAATGTACTGTATATAAATACAGTTAAGTATTTATTTACCCACAAGGAAATTAGCCATGACAGACAATATCTCGATAAATTACAACGTAAAAGGGTCATTTGATGAGGGGGCAACCTTAACAGTCGTCAGTGATGTTATTTATGATAAAACAACGGGAGAGCATTACCGTTGGGATGGTGAATTGCCAAAGCAAGTGCCAGAAGGCTCAACGCCGCAGTCAACAGGCGGCATAGGAAAAGGTGCGTGGGTTAGCGTTGGGGATGCGACTGTTCGCCCGTGGGTGCAGGAGAACTATTCTCAAGCGTATTTACTAAAGATTCAAGGGGCATCGTTCACCACAGGTGCAACTATAGATAGCAATGAAAATGTTTTAGGGCATAGTGACGGGTTTTATTATCAATATGTTGGTAGTGATGCCTTCCCTTTTGTTGTTTATCCTAATTCAACTCCTAATGGTCAATGGGTATGTGTTGGTTCGTTATCCGGCTACCATGTAGACAACATTAAGAATTACATCACTCAAGAATTGCGATTGATCGATTCTTTTAATTTAGCTCAGAATAGCAAACAGAAGCGCGGCGGCGGCTGTATTTTCGTTCCTGCTGGGGATTATTATCTAGAAGATGAGTTGGCTCTCATAGACTTTGTTAGGTTCGTTGGTGAGGGCGAGAGAGTGACCCGTATTTTTGGCTCATCATCTGCAATAGGAACAGGTAAGGCAGTAGTTAGGTCCAGTAAGTTACCAATAACTACAACTGAAAATCCAGCATATCTGTCTCACACTGGTTTCACTGATGCGACAATTAATGGAAATGGCGTTTTTGACGTTGGCCTGTATATTCGTAATACGACCAATGAATCCAAGTTTACAAATGTAACAACGCAAAACTGTAAAATTGCAAATACAAATATCATCAGTTCTTGGTATGTAAGCATGGACAATCATGTCTCACGTGACGCCTTGGGGTGCGGTGTTGTGATTGGTAGAAAGCTGTTTAATGAAGTGGGTTTGGATGAAGTTAATGCTTGTTCATTCTTGAACTTAAGAAGTAACTACTCAGGCAAAGATGATACTTATGATCCGGTTAATGCTCCGTATGCGGGGGCAGGAATAACAATCTGGAAAGCTACGTCATGTGCATTTGATTATATTGGAGCAGAAAATTCGTATGGTGTTGGATGTGTCATTAGAAAAGGCATCGTTAGTGTAATTCCTAATATTTATACGGAAGCTAATGGAAGAGGGAAGAAAGCGACAGATAAAATAGGGGTGTATGTTATTAATGCTGACTTTGCTCCGCTACAAATCAGCTCTTTAAACCTAACATCACAGCAAAAATTATTTTTAGATGCGAACTCAGTTTGTACCATAGGAAGCTTATATACTCATGATTTTTCTAACGGTGTATTCCTTGGTTCGGGTAAAGTTATTTTAACCAATCCGCAAGATGCTAACCTCATAACGGTCAGTGATTTAATGTTCGTCAGAAACATTTTAATGGATTCACTGGGGGCATTTACTAACATAAGCATGACTAGCTTCACTGCGCTAAATAGCTCCGCATTTTATTGTGGGAGTAACAAAGCTAGTATCAAAGTTATGCTTAATCCTAGAGTCACATTCAGTCATTCAGACGCTATTATTATTCGATTCATAACATCAAGCGGCAATGTAGATGTTAACTTCGGCACATCATTTATAGCAGGAACTCCAGTTATTAAATCTATTGATTCGCCTAAAGGAGTAACTCAGTTGAAGCAACAGAGTAATTCACTACCCAGTTCCAGCACAGGCGCGGCTGCTGATATATTCATATACCAATATCATATAGATGGATTTCCAATATATAGCATGAGCTAACCCAAGCGTGGCTATCTAGAGTTTAGATAGCCATTTGGATTTTAATTATTACTTAATTTTTTATTATTTTTCCATGCCGCAATGATAGGGAGGTATATTATAGGAAAAAGAAAAGACATTTTACTCACGAGTACACAAATAAGTAGCGATTTTAACACGGCGTTTTTCATTTTAAACATCACAAAAATCACAGGTATAGTAATCAAAAGGCCAAATCTTAGCACCAAAAAGCTAAATAGACCTGCATCATTTATAGCCGCAACACTATAATTTCCCATTGATATTTTTTCTAGAAGGTCTCTAGGTAGATTAAAGAAACCTGAGCCAAAGATGCGAGGAAGCCCATTATCTAAGTAAATATATTCCATCAGTGCAAACCTTGATCCTGACGTTACACTAAGCTTAAACATGAAATCATCAATAAATTTAACAATGAAATCATAATTTATTACGAATATGAAAATAGCAAATATCAATGATGCAATTAAAAATTTTATATTTATTTTTTTTATGAGGATAGAAAATATTACTAATACAAATAGAATTATTCCAATAGTTGAGAAATTTAGTAACAATGTAGATGTAGCTAAATATACCAATTTTCTGTTTATACCCATAGCAACGGCAGCCATAATCATACAAGTCATGGCCGAGGCATAAGTTGATGGCTCAATGTACAGCCCAGTGACCCTGTATAGCAATAAATCTGACATAGAGCCAGAAAGTATATAGTTATGGTATCTTGACTCTTCACCTGTGATAGGACTGACTAAGTCTATATAGTGACCGGATGTATAAACAACTAAAAACTGAGTAAAAAATATGGCAACATGGATAATAATCACTGCTTTTATTGCATATTTTATATTTTCACTATTTTGTTGTTTTTTGAAAATTTTACTGAGGAACATAACTATAAAAAATAAAATAAAAGCAAAGATTAAATTATTAAAAAATGATTGCTCGGAAGGTTCTGACACATTACTTGCTAGAGTTTTAAAGTGCAATGCAGAGGCGATAACTAGCAATGAAAAAGCGAGAAATGAAAACAAATCAAGTTTTGTTATTGGCAGTAAACTCTTACTTAGCAGCACATAAACTGACAACAAAATCAAAGCTGGTATGTATACGTATGTGGTATGACTAACTAAACTTATTAAAAAAACTGAGTGATAAGATAAGTTTCATGGCATCCTGCTGTTATTATTTCATTTTCAACGGTCGATTATAAAAGCTAAAAGGCAACAAGTAAACGCAGATAGCCACAGGCAAAGCGTAACATCTACAGTTTCACTAAAAATTAGATTTACCCTGCTACTGTTGGATATTTTTTCTTTTATCCTTATAATTAAGCTAATAGTTTCAAAATAAGTAGGGTTTAAAATGTTTCAGAAAAATATCTCAGGGAAAGATACTGACTACTATAGAATTGAAAACGGTAGCGTGATGCTATCAATAGCCCCATTGATTGATGAGCTTAATAACAGAATCAAAAGTGAGTCAGAATACGGACCCGGCTTTTTTGACGAAACGGTAAATCGCTACATTGATGAATGAGAAAAATTCTTTAAGAAGGCTCCTGCATCTGTATGGTTGGAAATAAAAAGCGAGATTACAATAAGTGCGCCAAGCGCCATAAAATCATATCAAGTTAAAGATAACGTAAAACCTATGGGAATGCTGGGAACCATTGTTTGCACTGCACTTGTTTGTACTTTTTTTGGTGTCATGTCTTACCTCATGATACCGCTATTAAACTAATATGACTATTGTTCACGTAGAAGAGGCTGAGGCCTCTTTTTTTGTTACTTGAGTGAGCGTGTGTGTCACAGTTGTGACACGCAATGTGACGAAAGAGATATAAATCCACTCAAATATACAAAGCTGAATCTATCGGCTGTCTCAGCAGGCAGCTTTGTCGTGTATTTATCGCTGTCGATTTTATCGCTCTTTGATTTGTAATCTAGTGTTGTGCGGGAGTATTTTCAGGAGGGGAGGGTGGGATATTGGGACGGGGTTGGGACGTTTAAGTTTGAATGAGGCTGAACGACTTTGTACAACTTTGCATTACTTTGTCTTCTTTGTAGCTTGTGAGCACTGAAGGAGACTGTAATTAACTGATTATAAAGTATTAATTCTACGCTCTTCTAAGCCGTAGGTCACAGGTTCGAACCCTGTAGGGCGTACCATTTCGAAGTCAATGGACATCAACCGATGTCTTTTTTTATGCCTAAAATTCAGTGAATTAGCTGATTTTAACCTTTCTTCGTTCAACTGACGTCTACCTATATCAACCTACATCAAGTAATATTTGTTGGTATATGCGTTGGTACATACAGGTTCAATGAATTTTTATACCAACACAAACTCATGGGAGTTCCTATATGGCACTAACAGATGTGAAGGTAAGAACGGCAAAGCCTGCCGACAAAGGATACAAACTCACTGACGGTGAAGGGATGCACCTTTACGTGCATTCTAATGGTTCTAAATACTGGCGGTTACAATATCGATTCGACGGAAAACAAAAAACATTAGCACTTGGCGTCTACCCTGAAATTTCTTTAGCGGATGCAAGATAGCGTAGAGATGAAGCAAAACGTCAAATAGCTAACAATATTGACCCTTCAGAACAGAAAAAGCTTGAGAAGATAGAACGTAAATCAGCGGTTAATAATACATTTCAAGCTGTAACCCTTGAATGGCACGAGTATAAAAAACCAAACTGGTCTAAAGGTTATGCAGAAGATCTGATGGAGTCATTTGAAAATGACATTTTTCCTGATCTAGGTAAAAGGCCAATTGCTGAAATTAAGCCACTAGAAGTACTCAGTACGTTGCGTAAACTAGAAAAAAGGGGAGTGCTGGACAAGTTACGTAAGATCCGTCAAGCATGTAACCAAGTCTTCAGATATGCGATTGTAACGGGCAAAGCGGAATACAACCCTGCCTCTGAACTTGCTAGCGCATTAACACCTCCTAAAGCACAGCATTACCCTCATTTACTTGCTAATGAATTACCTGAGTTTCTTAATGCATTAAATCATTATTCAGGTAGCCCAATTACTCGGTTAGCAACTAAAATCCTGATGTTAACAGGCGTGAGAACTATTGAGCTGCGTTTAGCAGAATGGGGGGAGTTTGATTTCGAACGCTGTATTTGGGAGATCCCCAAAGAAAGAATGAAAATGCGACGCCCACATCTTGTTCCATTATCGACTCAAGTCATCACGGCATTACGTGAAGTTCAAGCTATTACCGGACGTTATAAACTAGTATTCCCCGGTAGAAATGACATTACCAAGCCAATGAGCGAAGCGAGTGTTAATCAGGTCCTTAAACGTATAGGTTATCATGGAAAAGCAACTGGACATGGTTTTAGGCACACAATGAGCACTATCTTGCATGAGAAGGGATTCAATACGGCATGGATTGAGCTTCAACTTGCTCACGTTGATAAGAATACCATCCGTGGTACGTATAACCATGCTCAGTACCTTGAAAACAGAAGAGAGATGATCCAGTGGTATGCGGACTATATTGATGAGTTGGAGTGTGGTGTAGGGAATGTGGTGAGTGTGAGTTTTTAGTAGAATAGGTAATGCCTGTTATTATGATAGGCATTACCTTTGCAAGCACAGATACATAAAACTTCTGATTTTATAGTAATAATTGAATACAAATTAAAAATTCACATAAAAATTAATTTATGTGAATAATATTGTAAATGGATATATATGTAATTGCATTTAGCTTAGAATATATTGAACTAATGATTTTTATTTTTTTTGCTAGTTTAGTTAACTCACTGGGTAATTTACGCCGTCCTGGAACCTTAACTATTAATATTAAACGGGGGATTGACTCTCCTGAACGATTAACTTCTCTTATTTCAAATAGAGTAGACATATGAGGTGTGCCTTCACGATTTGAAATTGTCAAATCTAATACGAGCAAAACTCCCAGTCTAATGCCAGTATTTTGATAATCTGTTGTTTGAGCAGAGTAATTTTGGTAAAGAGAATCAAAAGAACAATTACTATCCTCACGTTTTACTTCAATAATTAAGCTTTCTGGCCCCGAGTTTAATCGAATGTCAGCTCGCCCACCTCCAACATTTGGGGGCTCAAGATCTACTCCAATGGCATTTGTTGTGAGCCATCTATAGAAATCTAGTTGCAATTCACTTTCGTGAGGAAGCGAACCATCTTTTTGTTCAAATAGATAATAGCTTGAAGGGTCATGTGCACGGCTTAATTCTAAACGATTAGCGACAAATCGTGTAAGCCAAAATAAAACAGCATCAAACAATTGTTGTGCTTTAGTATTATTTTTATAGTCAATATGACCTAAGGCTTTTTCCTTACATTGTTCTAAAATGTTAATTTCACAGGCTGTTAGATTACTGATGCTAAGGTTGAAAGCATTTTCTATGATTGAGTGAAGAACTTTTTTCGGTTCATTTTTTAATAATGCCTCATTAATAGTAGCTGAAAGTGAGGCATTATTACTTTCAGCTTCAATTAAAGGGGGGGAGTCTAAATTTTCCACTTGAGAGATTAAAAATTCAGCTTCATTAGCTAATTCATGATTTTTGTTTTTTTCAAGCCATGTTTTAATTAAATATATTTGATAGCTATTTTCTTTAATTTTGTTTGTAATACGTGGTGAAATTAATGATTCTATAGCTCCGGATTGATTTCTATTTAATAATGTTCGACTTGCATGATATACAGATAGCAATTCTTTCTCTATGATAACTGTTGGCTCCCACCACCCAGGATTATCAAGTTGATATAGTAAATTATTGATTGAATTTGAAAAATTCCCCCAGCAAATAACTTCTAGATATCTAGAGCCAAGCCATGTAGGGCTTGATTGGTTAAATTTTTCATATAATTCAAAAATATTTACTTTAATATTTGAACACTGTTCTGCTAGGATTTCTTTAGCTGAGTTTTTATTGAATTCTAATAACAAATTAATTGAGCTATAATATAAACTTGCTTCAGGGTTTTCTTCTGAAAAAAATATTGATTCTTCAAACCATTTCTTTGATTCTTCAAAAAAATGAATGGAGGTGTTTTTATTATTCTCACTTATGGCTTTTGATAAGTAGACCATGCCTAATTCAAAGGTGGCTTCTGGACGAGCATAATCTACCAAAGTTAATTTATTTAGTTTATCAATAAGTGCTTCTTCTTTCCAATGAGTATATGCGATACCTATGATTTTTGCAGAATGACGTAAAAAATCTTTATTGTCATCGGGCATTAATCCCAAAAATAAATCTAGCAAACGAAATTGCCAACGCCTATTTTTATTCGCCCAGCGAAAAGCACCATCAAGTGCAATACTGCGAGAGAATCCTGATAGTGAAAGTTGTGACGCTTTTTTAAGAAGAGCCATGAAAAATAACTCATCAGAATCATCAGGTAAAGGGTTATGATATGTGAGAATATCTATTGTTTCAATTAGAATAAAATCAGTTTGTGCTATTTCTAATAATTGAAAAAAAGTAGTTTTAAATAGTTCTTTTTGATCGGATTGAGAATTATTCCATGCGTGAATAAGTGGATTCAGTAATAATGGCATCATAGGAGAATTGCCTAACAATTTAACTTGAGAAGATATGGCATTAATTCCGCCCAATTCATCCAAGTGCCAATCTCCGTTCTGTGTTGCTTTTTTATAAAGCGTAGCTTCGATAGGGTGCATTTTCA